TAAACGTATTCGGGTTTGGCGTTGCAAATAGTTGGTGGTAATAAATATTTATAGAGTCGTTCACTTACGAACATGTAGAGGCAACGTTAGCCATTAATAACGGGGAGGCATTTAATTGAGTTACGTAGACGCATTGTTTGACCGTGATCATGATACGATCAAAATAGTTGAACGCAAAGACGGAGTTAGAACATTCCGTGAATATCCTGTAAAGTATACATTTTACTACAAAGACCAAAAAGGCAAGTACAAGAGTGTGTACGGAGATCCTTTGAGTCGTATTGTATGTAAGAACACAAAAGATTTCCGCAAAGAAATTGCCATCAATCGAGATAAAACTTTATTTGAAAGTGATATTAATCCAATCTTTCAATGTCTAAGTGAAAACTATCTCAACCAAGATGCTCCAAAACTAAACATTGCATTTTTCGATATTGAGACAGACTTTGATCCCGAACGTGGATTTGCTGACCCTAGCGATCCATTTATGGGCATTACGTCTGTCTCCGTTTATTTGCAGTGGTTAGAAACAATGATATGTTTGGCAGTCCCTCCTAAGACACTTACTATGGAGCAAGCGACAGAATTAGTTAAAGATATTCCTAATGTAATGTTGTTTGAAAAAGAAAAGGACATGCTGGACACGTTCTTAACACTTATCGAAGAAGCTGATATATTAAGTGGTTGGAACAGCGAGGGCTATGATATCCCTTATATTGTAAATCGTGTAGCCCGCATAATGAGTAAAGACGATACAAGACGTTTTTGCTTATGGGGTCAATTGCCTAAGAAGCGTGAATACGAAAAGTACGGCAAGATGAGCGAGACATACGATTTAGTAGGTCGTGTACACGTAGACAGTTTGAACTTGTATCGTAAGTATACCTATGAAGAACGTCACAGTTATCGACTAGATGCTATTGGTGAAATTGAAGTAGGCGAAAACAAGACAGCATACGAAGGTACGTTGGATCAGCTTTACAACAATGACTTTAAAAAGTTTATTCAATACAACATTCAAGATACTGCACTACTTGATAAGTTAGATAAAAAACTGCGCTTTATTGATTTGAGTAATACCATTGCACATGAGAACACCGTGCTTATCCAAACTACAATGGGTGCTGTTGCTGTTACTGAACAAGGTATTATCAACGAAGCTCACAATCGTGGATTGCAGGTTCCCAATCGTACAAACAGAGATAACGAAGAAAATATACAAGCCGCAGGTGCATACGTTGCGTTTCCTAAAAAAGGCTTGCACAAATGGATTGGTTCGATGGACTTGAACTCTCTGTATCCGTCAGTGATTCGTGCTTTGAATATGGCTCCAGAAACTATCGTTGGACAAATACGACTAGACATCAGTGATGCTCGTGTTCACGAAGACATAACTCTTAAGAAAAAAACATTTGCTGGAAGTTGGGAAGGTCGTTTTGCAACAGAAGAATACGAAGCTGTTATGAGCAAGCGCAAGGATGTTGCTCTAACAATAGACTTTGAAAGCGGACAAACAGAAGTAATGAGCGGTGCTGAAATTTATAAATTAATTTTTGACAGTAACAATCCGTGGATGCTCAGTAGTAACGGCACTATCTTTACACAAGAGTTTGAAGGTGTTATTCCAGGTATTCTAAAGCGTTGGTATGCTGAACGTAAGGACCTGCAAAAGATGTTGAAAAAAGCAAAAGAAGCAGGTAACAAAGCAGAAACTGAATACTGGGACAAACGACAGTTGGTTAAGAAGATTTTGCTTAACAGTTTATACGGTGCCATTCTTAATCCAGGTTGTAGATTCTTTGACAAGCGTATTGGTCAAAGTACTACTCTTACTGGTCGTACTATTGTTAAACACATGAGTGCAGAAGTAAACAAAGTTATTACTGGTGTTTATGATCACGTTGGTGAGGCAGTAATTTACGGTGACACTGACTCTGTGTATTTTAGTGCTTGGCCTACTCTCAGTAAAGAAGTAGAAGCAGGTAAGATTCCGTGGTCTAAAGAAAATGTTATTACACTTTACGATCAAGTAGCAGAAGCAGCCAATGCTACGTTTGTTGACATGATGGCAAAATCATTTCATTGTCCAAAAAGTCGAGCAGAAGTTATTGCCGCAGGTCGTGAGATTGTTGCTGAAAGCGGATTGTTTATTACTAAAAAACGTTATGCGGCTCTGGTATATGACACAGAAGGTTTCCGCAGTGACGTAGATGGTAAGCCAGGCAAAGTAAAGGCTATGGGCTTAGACCTGCGTAGAAGTGATACACCTGTGTTTATGCAAGAATTTCTAAGCGAACTATTGCTTATGGTGCTTACAGATAAACCTAGAGAAGATGTATTAGAACGTATTACAAGATTCCGGCAAGAGTTTAGTGAACGTCCGGGTTGGGAGAAAGGTAGTCCAAAACGTGCAAACAAGATTGGACACTATCAACGACTCGAAGCAAAACAGGGCAAAGCAAACATGCCCGGCCACGTTAGAGCAAGTATTAATTGGAATACACTTAAACGTATGAACGGAGACAAATACTCGCAAGAGATTGTTGACGGCATGAAAGTTATTGTTTGCAAACTAAAACAAAACCCATTGGGCTATACAAGTGTTGCTTATCCAACAGATGAATTACGTATGCCTGAATGGTTCAAAGAACTGCCATTTGATGATGCAGCAATGGCAGAAACTATTATTGATAATAAGTTAGACAATTTGATTGGAGTGCTGGACTATCCATTAGAGGATACTAAGCGACACAATACCTTCAACAGTTTGTTTGACTTTGGAGACTAAAATGAAAATTAAAATTGAAGTAGAAGTAGATACAGAAAGAGATCACGATTTACAAATAATCGAAGAACTCATTCAGATGTTAAAAGAATTAAAAGAAAGATTTCAGGATTAAAGTAATGCGTATTTTAATGACAGGTCATAAAGGATTTATTGGTAGTCACCTTTATCCATATTTGTGGGATAGAGGCTATACTATGTATGGTATAGATTTAAAAGATGGAAAAGACATTCTAACATGTACACTTGATTACGAAGTTGATGTAGTAATACATCTAGCAGGAAAAAGTGGTGTAAGAGAAAGTATGCGGCTTCCTGGACCTTATTGGCATGTCAACGTTGAAGGATCGCGTAGAATTTTTGATCAGTTTAGTGAAGCTCGCATACTGTATGCAAGTTCAAGTTCAGCATATGAGCCTACACTAAATCCGTATGCCGCATCCAAATATATCATGGACATGATGGCTCCGGATAATAGCGTGGGTATGAGATTCCATACTGTGTATTCTGACAATCCTAGAAAAGGCATGTTATTGGATAAACTGTTATCAAACTCACTAGAATATATCACTGATCATTCTAGAGATTTTATTCACGTAGAGGATCTATGTGATGCTATTGAGCTATTGATAAAAAATCCAAATATTAAAGGAGTAGTTGATGTTGGTACTGGCGAAAGTACTAACGTTCAAGATCTAGCTCCAGGAAAACCGCTTCGTTTAAATAGACTACACGAAAGAAAGTGTACACAGGCAAACATAGAAATTTTAAAAGAATTAGGCTTTGAACCTAAATACAATGTCAAAGAGTTCTTGACAAATAAAGGCTTAGACATTAAACTGTAATTTAATAAGGAGATATACAGGCATGAAAGACATACTACAAGATATCGTAGCACATACACACGCACTAGGATTTTTAGCACTAGTGAAAGTTAATTCAGAAAACGGATCAACTACTATTGATTCAATGGCAGAAGATCGTTCTGTTATTTTAACTGCAAGCACTCATAAACCAGTCGCTGAATTTATTGGCACATTTGGTATGCCAAACTTAGATAAACTTTCTCTCCATTTAAAAAATCCTGAGTATAAGGATAAGGCAAAGATTGAAGTTAAAAGTGCAGAAAGAAACGGTGACGTTATTCCAACACACATTCACTTTGAAAATGCCGCAGGTGACTTTGAAAACGATTATCGCTTTATGAACAAAGCAATTATCGAAGAAAAACTTAAGACTGTTAAATTCAAAGGCGCATCATGGGAAGTAACATTTAAACCTAGTGTTGCATCAATTCAACGTATGAAGCTAATGAGCGCCGCACACAGCGAAGAGCCAATCTTTACTGTCAAGACAGAGAACAATAATCTAGTTTTTTACTTTGGTGACGCAAGTACACACGCAGGTTCATTTGTATTTCAACACGATATATCTGGATCTCTAAAGCATGCATGGAGTTGGCCAGTTGCACAAATTCAAAGTATTCTAAATCTAGACGGTGACTCTACTGTGAGCATTTCTGATCAAGGTGCTATGATGATCAGTATTGACAGCGGATTAGCAAAATACGATTACATTCTTCCTGCGCAGAGCAAGTAATGAATAGTGTACAAATACTATCTGCATGTTTAGCATTTTTAGTTCTGTGTGGCGCTGTATATGGTCACATAGGATTTAAAAAAATTAAAGAATGTTACGGCATGTGGTTTACAAAGGAATATTGGACTGACTATAATACAGTAGAGTTTGCCAGTTGGGCGGCTAAGGCCTTTATTATTGTTCCTGGCTTAATATTTGGTATACAAATTTGGTGGTTATATTTCTTCACGTTGTTTACAAGTCTAACATTGATTTGGGCTAGCGAGAAGAAACTGTTACCAACATTAGTAGGGTTCAACACTATATGGGCTTGGATTAGCTGTATGGTATTGGCACAACATTTGGTATAATAATGAATAAAGACTTAACAGCAACACAAAACGATTACGCACACTTTTTACCAGCACTAAGTGGCTTTTATGCAACTTACGTGGGCAAGCAGCGTTTTCCTGATCCTGTTAAAGGTCCTTACATCGAAGACACTCGTATTCCGGCTAACTTTCAAAATGGTGTAGAAAGTCTTAACTATCTAAATGCACAACAGGGAGCGTTTACCTATAAGTGGACGCTTTACTCTGCGGGTCACGCTGATTTAGATACAAACAAAATTGTGCCTAAAGAAGATATGGTACGGAACAGGGATCGTCAAAACACTTGGTTACTAGGCGACTCAGGTGGTTTCCAGATTGGTAAGGGTGTTTGGGAAGGTGATTGGAAAGATCCTAATTGTCCTAAGGCACAAAAGAAACGAGATGGTGTATTACGTTGGATGGATGCGTATATGGACTATGGCATGGTACTTGATATTCCTGCCTGGGTCGCTCGCTCACCCGAAGGTGCAAAAGCTACAGGCATTAGTACATACGACGAAGCTGTAACCGCAACACGTATCAATAACGATTATTGGATGAAGCATCGTACAGGTGCTTGTAAGTTCTTAAACGTACTACAAGGTGAGAATCATACAGATGCAGAAGATTGGTATCAGCAGATGAAAGATTATTGCGATCCAGTTAAGTATCCTGACAATCACTTTAATGGGTGGTCAATGGGTGGGCAAAATATGTGTGACGTGCATCTAGTACTTAAACGTATAGTAGCACTACACTTTGATGGCTTACTACAAAGTGGCGTACATGATGTAATGCACTTCTTGGGTACTAGTAAGTTAGAGTGGGCATGTTTGCTTACAGACTTACAACGTGCTATTCGTAAGTATTACAATCCTACTATGATGTTGACATTTGACTGTGCAAGTCCATTCTTAGCAACTGCTAATGGACAGATTTATATTCAGAACGAAACACCTGATAGAGGCAAGTGGACCTATAGAATGGTTCCAAGCATTGACGATAAAAAGTATGCAACTGATACTAGAACTTTTAAACAAGCAGTATTGCAAGATGGTATCTTTAAAAACTTTGAAGATAGTCCTATTACAGCAGAAATGAAAGTTAGTGATGTATGCGTTTACAAACCAGGTGACTTGAATAAAATTGGCAAAGAAGGTCGCACAAGTTGGGATAGTTTTAGTTACGCTATTCAAATGGGCCATAATGTTTGGAGCCATATTAATGCAGTACAGGAAGCTAACAGACAGTATGATGCTGGAGTTGTACCAAACATGCTTGTACAAGAAAAGTTTGACAGGGTGTTCTTTAGAGATCTTGTAGAAGAAATCTTTTCACAGACTACAAGAGAAGCTGCAAATAAGTTGATAGAACAAAACTCAAAGTTTTGGATGGCTATTCCAGGCACTAGAGGCGCCATTGGTAAAAAGACTGTAAACTCTAGCACATATTTTGGAGCTTTGTTTGATGTAGTTGAACCTGAAGTAGAAGAACTGGAAGATGGTTGTTTTACAGAAGATGAAGAACATAAATTGGAGGCGTTAGAGGATGAGCAACTTTAATAATGACTATGATAAACTCAAAGCACATCTAGAAGAATTAGAACGGCGACATAAAGAGCTTGACACAGAAATTGAAGTACGCTATAATAATATAACAGCCTCAGACGAAGTTCGAAAAAAGAAAACTATGAAGCTATGGCTTAAAGACGAGATACATCGAATCAACCAACAATTAATAAGAATGACTTTAACATGAAAAGAGATTACAGCACAGGTGAAGCAGATGACGCAGTATTTTTCTTTGGATATGAAATAGAAAAAACTCCTGCTTATGGAATGCCCACACTGTTTGTTACAGGGGTTCATAGTCCAGACGTTGTAGAAAAGCACATGATCGAACAAGATGTAAAGCATATTTTCTTTGGTGCTAATCACAGCTTTCATCCTGACATAGGTAGCTTTGACGCATGGTTAGAGTGGGAATCTATGATTCTTCCATTCTTGGAACAAGGTGTTCTATGTACTTTAGACATTCCATTATCCCACGTTGAAACATTCAACGACAGTGCATTTAACGAGTATAGCAATTTTATTCCACAGATTCGAGTTCCTATTCCATACATCCGTTTATGGAATTACAACACAATGCTTAAGATTGACGACAAAGATTTTAAAGCATCTAATCCCGGTGTTTGGTGTCACAGCCTACACGACCTAATGGATCGTTCAAAGTTTACCGAATGGTCTCAATATTCCGAAGACGAAGTTATCAAATAAGTTGACAACTACCTACATTGAAAGTATCATAAGAACATGAGTACAGCAATTACAAAAAGCATCTGGGTAACCTTCCGTAAAGAAGGCATTCATCTTTACCCGGCAGCACTTACAGACCCTAATCTAAAAACTGGAGATCAGTATGACGTAAGTTTTCTAGGCTATCCCCATAGACACATTTTTCACTTTAAAATTCGTATCGAAGTGTTTCACGACGATCGTGACATCGAATTTATTCAATTTAAGCGTTGGTTAGAAAATCTTTATAATCAAGGCACACTAGAACTGAATCACAAATCATGTGAGATGATTTCAGATGATTTGTATCAGCAAATTCGTTCAAAGTTTCCAGGCCGCTTTGTCGAAATAGAAGTCTCCGAAGATGGAGAAAACGGCTCACTTATCTATTATCCATTCAATCTTTAAAAGGTAAATTAAAATGGCACAAACTTTTCCTCCAGTCAATAAAATTTTCGACGACTTGGATAAGTTCCGCGACTTTTGTCGCTTCGAAGGTTACGGTGGGTATCCTTTCGATGAGAAGGATCTTTATGATACCCAGTCGCCTGTTTGGCAGGCTTACCAAAAATTCTTAATCTACAAATCGAAGAGTCGTGGTAGATTTAATAATTACAACAATAACACCAATACTAACAATGGTGCAAAACGTTTTTACGACCGTAGAGGTTCTTAATGACAATCTATATCGTAGATATTGAAGCAGTTGACACTCGCTATACTAAGCAGTGGAAGGAATACTTACCTAAACAACTGCATCATGCTACGAATAAAGAAGTAGTAGTCATTAGTGGCGGTGATACACCACAAGCTACAACTCCTGGAGCATTTCTTAATTTTGGTGGTACTAATGTTTATAAAAGTAAACAGTTGGAAACCATAGGGGAGATGTTTTGTAGGGGAGATGTTAAAGATGGCGACTACTTCCTTTATACTGATGCGTGGAACCCTACAGTTATACAGCTTCGTTACATGGCTGAATTGCTAAACATTAATATCAGAATTGGTGGCTTATGGCATGCTGGTAGTTATGATCCTCAAGATTTCTTAGGTCGACTGATTGGAAACAAGCCTTGGGTAAGACATGCTGAACAGAGTATGTTTTTTACATACGACGATAACTTCTTTGCTACAGATTTTCACATTGACATGTTTGTAAGAACATTGTTTGGTCTAGATAATCCTTGGATAGAAGATGATATAGCTGATGCATTGGCTGGCGAACATCCTAGAATCAAACGTGTGGGCTGGCCTATGGAATATCTAGAACACAGCCTAGACAGTTACAAATGCATGGATAAGGAAAATTTAATTGTTTTCCCTCATCGTATTGCTCCCGAGAAACAAGTTGATATTTTTCGCGATCTTAAAGAACAACTACCTCAGTATGAATTTGTAATTTGTCAAGAGCAACAATTAACTAAGAACGAATATCATAATATTCTTGGTCGTGCTAAATTAGTGTTTTCAGCTAACTTGCAAGAAACATTAGGTATTAGTTGGTACGAAGGCGCTCTAGTAAATGCTATTCCAATGGTTCCTGATCGTTTAAGCTATTCTGAAATGGCTTTAGCAGAGTTTAAGTATCCTAGTACATGGACAGAAGATTTTGGATCTTATATTCAAAATAGAAAACAAATAGTAAATCAAGTAGTTGAATATATGGAAAATTACGAAAGTTTTCTTCCTAGCTTACTTAAACAAACAGCAAAACTTAAAAAAGAATTCTTCTCAGGAAAAGCTCTTTATGAGGCAATAAATGGATGATAAAGATTCCAACACTGTTGTTATAAATTTAAACGACACATACGGTTCAACAACTACATATCTTGGCGGTAGCGGTGTTGGCATCCTAGCACAAGATCTAGGTTCAATAGATAGCAGTTATACAATAACTCTTGATGATACTATTAGTATAGGCAGTGGTGCAGGTGGATATAATACGATAACCAGCGGCGCTGGTGGAACTTACACTACAATAAGCCCTGTAGACCCCCAATGGTGGGTAACCACACAAAACACGCATATCGAAATAGTTGAAGTTGAATCTATGTGTAAAGAATACCCTGCACTAGCAAAGGTATACGAAAACTTCAAAACAGTATACGATCTTGTACTACAAGATTGGAAAGGTAAGAAAGATGCTGAAAATTCTTGAACGTTTAGGTAGAAAAAGAATTATTATGGATCGTGTTAATGACGAGCCGTATTTAGAGCGTTACTATCTTTTCTTAAAAGAAAGAGAACGTTTTCCTTTCAATATATTTTTACACAAGTTTTTAAAAGGCGATCCAGATGATGTACATGATCATCCTTGGCCTTATGCTACATTAATTCTTAAAGGCGGTTACTACGAATGGATTCCGCAATTTAATTCAGACGGCACTAAATCATGTGAAGTGCGTAAATGGAGAGGTCCTGGGCATTTCCGTATTTGCAGTCCTAATAGCTATCATCGCATTGAACTAAAAGAAGGTGTCACTGCTTGGACACTTTTTATGCCTGGTCCACATAAACGTGATTGGGGATTTTTAGTTAACAATAAATGGATACCAAACGAACAATATCTAAAGGAACGGCATGGGAACAGTTAATACTAAATCCAATCCGATTGCATGGACTGTTAATTCATTGTATAATAATCTTGCTCCTAATAACAATACAGTAGTCAATGGTGGATATACTACCTCTGCAATTACTAATTCGTCTGTAGATGCTAGTTTGATAATAAATCAAGGTCGGATGACTGTTACTGTTCCGCTTGACGTTAACGGCATTGATGTTGAACAAGTACTTAAAGATTTAATGGCAGTCACTGGCGTTGTAAATCGTAACAGGGATTTAGAATCAAAGTTTAAAGGACTTAAACAATCAGGAGAACAATATCAATTACTCTTGCAAAAACTTCAAAGTGATGTTAATATAAAAATTAAAGAGGCGGCACAAGAGTATCGACTTGCCGAAGAAAAGTATAAAATATTTGAAACTATAAAGGACTCAAAATGAAACTACATGAATCAGTTGCACACACTCGTAGAGAAATGACAATTAAAGAACACGATGGTTATCGTGTACGCATGGTAAAACACGAAGTACTAAACCCTAAGGGATTGTTTAGTCTTGAACTTATTCAAGAAAGTTTAAAAGACGGTGAAGTTGCCGATAGTCAAACATACAATTTTTTTATGACTAAAGAAGAACTTCAAGCATTGGCCTACGGTTTAACGCAATGAAGAAACTCTACTACACTTGGTCTGATATTCAACACATGTGTGTAGGCATCAGTATGCAGATGTACAAAGATAATTGGCGTCCAGACTACATTGTTGGTATTACTCGTGGCGGTGCTATACCTGCTGTAATACTAAGTCATCTAACTGATATTCCTATGCGCCCACTAGAAGTTAGTCTGCGTGATGGTGGCCAATGTGTAAGTGATTTAGGTATAGCTGAAGATGCATTTGGGGTTGTATCACCTGAAGAGCAATTGACATTAAAGAGTAGATGGGATATTTCAAAAAGAAAGAATATCCTTGTTATCGATGATATCAACGATACCGGTGCTACGTTTAATTGGATCAAAGAAGATTGGTCTAGTGGATGTTTTCCAAACGAAGATTCAGCATGGAATAGTGTGTGGGGTAAGAACGTTAGATTTGCAGTGCTAACTAACAATCTAAGTTCTAAGTTTGACGAAGTTAGCTACTACAGTACAGAAGTAAACAAGGCAGAAGAAGATGTTTGGTTAGTATATCCATGGGAACAATCAGAATGACACTACCTGACGAAAGGTATCGAGCAGTGGTACAGACTCAAAAATTTTTAGTTGAGATTCTGAATACTCCTCGAGTCCCGAAAGCAATTAAAGACGGCGCTAGACATTGTTTGCGTCATTATCCTAGCGACTGGGATATGAAACGTGCAGCCGACGGCGCACCAGATGTATTCCAAGAACAAATGGAAGCAGTAACTCGTTTATTTAAATCCTATGAGGAACAGAAAAATGCCAGGACCATGGACTAACGTATTAATTGATTCTAAAGATTTTACAGTATACAAGGACGGATTTCCTGTAACTGACGGACATTTATTGTTTGTACCTAAAGTAGAAGATTGGTCTCACATGGTAAAATGTTGGGAAGCAGCCTACAAGTGGGGTTATGACTGGGTTGAGCGTGGATACTGCGATGCATTTAATATTGGACAAAATGTAGGCGAGGCAGCAGGCCAAACTGTTATGTATCCGCACATACACTTAATTCCCCGTAGAAAGGGAGACATGGAAGATCCTAGAGGCGGAGTACGTCATGTTATACCAGAAAAAGGCAACTATAAAAAGGAAACTATATGCAAGTAAGAGTAAAAGAAGATGTTAACGAAATCGGTAACTGCGGATGTGGTCGCAGTCCTACAGGTAAATGTATTGGTTGGCACGGACTGCCTGAAGAAGAATTTAGACAACGTTTAGCTGAGTATGAAGATAAGCAATTAAAAGAAGCATTAGAACAAGGAGACAATGATGCGTAAAGAACTACTACAAGCCAGTAAAGCACATTTTGAATCACATATTTTAAAACATAGAATGAATGTTGAAACTATGTTACGGAACCCAATTGCTATTCCAGAGCATACAGACATAATGAGTGCTATTGAAGCAGAGATAGCTCAAATTGCAGAATATGATGATAAGCTAGAAATGCTTAACAAATATTTTTCAGAATGATTGACAACGATCTAAATAAAGTATATAATTTAACAATAGACATCCACGTCTATAACTCGGAGAATAAAATTGACAAAAGCAGAATTTAAACCGGATCCGATAATGAACGGTCCTGACAACAGGGAGTTTGTTGAAGAGAAATATGAACCATTGGGTAAGCCGGTTTATATTAAAAAAGAAACAGCACTTGACGCAATGGCAGGTGACGGCGGATATAAGGAATCTAGTCTATCTGCTGTACTACGTGCTAAAATGAAAAGAGAAGGAAAGAGATATTGGGCTGGAGACAATATAAGTGATTACTTACACGAAAGTGATAAAGAACATTTAATCAACGAAGCTACAGAAGCATTTGAACAAGTATTAGATACTTTGTTGATTGATCGTGAAAACGATCCTAACTCGCATGGTACAGCAAGACGGCTTGCTAAAATGTACTTCAACGAAATTATGAGTGGCAGATATGAACCAGGACCAGACGCAACAGCATTTCCAAACGACTCGCAGGACCGTTACGAAGGTATGTTGGTTGTTCGTAGTGAGCTTCGCAGTATGTGCAGTCATCATCATCAACCCGTTAGTGGCGTTGCTTATATTGGTATTATTGCCGCTCAGAAACTTATTGGGCTCAGCAAGTACACACGTATTGCACAGTGGTGTGCTAGACGAGGCACACTCCAGGAGGAGCTTTGCAACGACATTGCCCGTGAGATTAGTAAAGCTACTGACTCCGAAAACGTAGCAGTATACATTCAAGCAACACATGGATGTTGTGAGAATCGCGGCATTATGGCGCATAGCTCACTAACACAGACTACAGTCCTTAAAGGAACATTTAAAGATGATCCTCATACAAAGAAAGAATTCTTTGACAATATCAAATTACAACAAGAGTTTGCACCGAGATAAGGAACAAAATATGACTACTTGGAAACTTTCACCACAATATAAAAAATCCGCTGTTGAGCGACAATTTTGGTATAAAGACAGCAAGGTAATTATTCGCGAAGAAGGTTATCGCTGGGGTACTTTTAGCGTAGAATCAGATGAGCGACCACTTACTGACGAAGAACTTAAAAACGAAGACGGTTACGAACTTAGCTGTATTGAAAATGACGAATGTTGGGAACTATGGGACCTAATTGACGGATGTTGGGCAGACACTGAAGCAGGTCGTAACTGTACTGATACAGACCTTGAAGAGTTTAATACTGCTTGGGACGAAGATACATACGAAGCTGTTGAGGCGTTAGGTTGGATGCTAGACGATACAGAATATCACTACTACGGTCCTTTAGAACTTACTAATCAAGATACTGGCGAAGTATTTCAAGGCGAACCTGATAAAAATATTTCTGTAGGCGGAGTTCCTATTAAATCTGTTGAAGAAATAGTAGTTGAAGAGCCAGAAGTAACTGATTGGTTTTCTGTAAATATTAATCCTGTAAGAAACGGTACTTATCAAATTACTTCAAGTGTAACACCTAATTGGCCATTTCCTACATATGCACAATGGGACGGCAATCAATGGTCCAACGAACATGTAGTACTGTGGCGTGGTTTAATAAAGGAAACAAAATGAACTCAATAGACATGACTAACGATTTAATTAATCGTGCTAGAAATTTAAAAAAGTTTGAAGTTAAACGTATGTTAGAAGACGGTATATTGTTTAACGGACCTGTGCCATTTGATATTAAAGGCAAGGATGAATGTTATTGGATTTATGCTTATGCTGTTTCACAGGAAGAAGCAGAAGCCAAAGTAGACGAGTGGTTAAAGGACAAAGTATGAAATGGATTAAACGTAAATTACGTAATTGGATGTTTGAAGAAGATACTCCTGGAAAAGATATATGCATATCTAGTAGAGAAAGTGATTGCATTGAAGGCGAACCTGTGTTAAACTTTAAAGTATACAATGCAATAGGCGGCAAAGTTGTAGAGTTTCGTTACTATGATCGCATAAAGGATCGCAGTCATAACCAAACTTATATTATCACTAATGATCAAGACTTTGGCGATCGTATTGCAAAAATAGCAACCATGGAATCATTAAAAGCATGAGCAAAATAAAAATAGCAGAACTTTTTTACAGTATACAAGGCGAAGGTAGGTACATGGGTGTACCTAGTGTCTTTTTACGCACATTCGGCTGCAACTTTAAATGTGCAGGCTTTGGTATGCCGCGTGATAAAATTAGTATTGAAGCAGATGATATTGCGTATACACATGCAAATATAGAGTCTTTTCAAAAATATGAAGAACTTCCGTTAGTAAGTACAGGATGTGATAGTTATGCAAGTTGGCATCCAGCATTTAAAGATCTAAGTCCAATGCTTACTAGTGATGCCATTGCTGATCGCATTATGGAGATATTGCCATACAATGAGTGGGAAGACGAACATCTTGTAATTACAGGCGGCGAACCTTTACTAGGTTGGCAACGTGCTTATCCAGACTTGCTAAGTCATCCTAAGATGGCGGGTTTGAAAGAGATTACATTTGAAACAAACGGTACCCAGAGACTTACTCCAGAATTTAAAGAATACTTAACAGATTGGTTTCTTGGTAGTGACGAGAGAGAAGTTACATTCAGTGTAAGTGCTAAACTTCCATGTAGTGGTGAGAAGTGGGAAGAAGCAATTCTTCCTGAAATAGTTTGTGAATACGAAAAAGTTGGTACAGCATATTTGAAGTTTGTTATTGCTACAGAACAAGATTTTGAAGATGCTAAACGTGCAACTGAAGAATATCGTGCGGCTGGTTTTGACGGGCATGTTTATCTAATGCCAGTTGGCGGTGTAGAAAGTGTGTACGCACTAAACAATAAGAATGTAGCATTACTGGCAATGAAAAACGGATTACGCTATAGCGATCGTTTGCAAGTGCCGCTATTTAAAAATGAATGGGGTACTTAATGAAAAAATTTATAGAAAAATTATTTGGCATAGATAAGATCAAGGCAGAAGCTGAACGTAATATGGCAATAGCTACAGCCGCTGCCAAAGCAGCCAAAACAGCCACTGAGGCTGCTGAACGTGCTGCCAAAGCAGAAGAACAAGCTAAATTGACACCAAAAGAACGTGCTACAGTTAAAGGAGAACCTTGGGTAGCGGTGCTTGATACTAAAGTTAATCCAGAAAATATTAGGAATGGATTTTTTGAGCTTGACTGGAATGACCTTTTTATAGTACAATTAAGACAAGCTGGATACGGGTTTGAAGGTGATCCAGATGAAGAAGTTGTAGATCGTTGGTTCCGCGACATTGTATCACAAATGCTAAGTGAAGAAGGCATGGATGCAAATCGCGGCGCTGGTTATATTAATGTAGTACCAATTGCAAAAGGCAAAAGCGAAGTTTCATGAGCACATACATCCTAGTAGATACTGCAAACACTTTTTTTAGAGCTCGACACGTAGTACGTGGTGACCTTGACACAAAAGTGGGCATGGCCCTGCATATTACATTCAATTCGATTAAAAAGGCTTGGACTGACTTTAATGCAGATCATGTAGTATTCTGTCTTGAGGGACGTAGCTGGCGTAAAGATTTTTATCAACCTTACAAGCGAAATCGACAAGAAACTCGTGATGCGCTCACTCCCCGTGAAGCTGAGGAAGATAAAATGTTTTGGGAAATCTTTGACGAGTTTAAAGATTTTGTACAAACTAAAACAAATTGTACTGTAATGCAACACCCACAACTAGAAGCAGATGACTTGATTGCAGGCTGGGTGCAGAATCACCCGCATGACAATCACGTGATTATTTCTACAGACGGCGACTTTGCACAACTCATTGCACCAAACGTAAAACAATATAATGGTGTCAGTAATATTACAACTACTCATGAAGGCTATTTTGACGACAAGGGTAAGTCTGTAATTGATAAGAAAACGAAAGAAATTAAGCCTGCCCCTAATCCAGATTGGTTGCTATTTGAAAAATGTATGCGTGGCGATACTAGTGATAATGTCTTTAGTGCATATCCTGGTGTTAGAGTTAAAGGTACTAAGAATAAAGTAGGCCTTACTGAAGCATATGCTGATAAGAATACCAAAGGCTATGCTTGGAATAATCTCATGTTGCAACGTTGGTCCGATCACGAGGGTGTAGAACATCGTGTGTTAGACGACTATAATAGAAATGTGACTCTATGCGATTTAACAGCACAACCTTTAGAAATTAAAGAACTAATTAATAATACAATTAAACAAGCTAGCTTTCCAAAAGACATTACACAAGTTGGAATGCGACTGATTAAATTTTGTGCTAAGTGGGACATGCAACGAGTGGCCGACAATGCACAGTTATATGCTGTACCATTAAATGCGAGGTATCCGGGATGAATAAAATGATAGCGAAAGAAATATTAGGTGGTAAATTTTGGATTGTTGAGGAAGATGGTGAAAATGTAGCTACCATTTCTTATAACGATGAAAAGTATATCCTAAGCGACAAAGCTGGCACACGATTTTTTGAAAATCAAAAACAACTTAAGAAAACCTTAGGTAACGATGTAACATGGACTGCTCTTAAAATAGCCAAAGACTATACCAAAGAAGTTCACGGCTATGCAACATCGTGTCAACCACACAATCCTATATTTGATGTAAAACGAAAACTTCCTCTTTTTACAAAATCAGCTAAATCAAAAAGTTTATATTGTGCAGGATATTATGTGATTCACTTTGAAAAAGGTTGGGTCAAAAGTTTTTGTCCAAAGCTGATCACTGTAGAACGCTACGAAACTAAAGGTCCGTTTAGGACTGAGATAGAAATGAGACAGGAGTTAAGTCGTGTCAACACAAAATGAGCCGTTAAACACTACACCTATTACGCAGTTTCTTAACCAAGTTAAGAGTGCAGATGCCAGTCGAGCCAAAGACATCCGCATAGACATACAGCAAGCTAAGGCTCTAGCATTTACTTTAGGGCTTGTTATGACACGTTTAAACGGTGATTTAGAACAAATATTAGCTAAAAAGAACTCAGGCGACAACGAAGTAATTCAAATTCAAATAGGTTCAAGTAATCCTGGATGGTAATAAACAGGTAATATAATGTGTTTTTGATATAAATATATACGTAGTTAATTTAAAGGATTGCGTATATGAGTAGACCAAAACCCACTGTGTTGTTAGATCACGTAGATAAAAAAACATACAAGAGTGAGCAAGTGCTTCGTGCTGAAGCTATTTGGGCTGTCTTTTACAAGGGCGATCCGTTTAATCTTAAAAGTTCTAACATGCTCACTAATTATCCGGGACCAAAATATAAAAAAGTTTCGTTTAGTAATCCTGGCCATGCATTTAATTTGGCAAAAAAATTAAACGAAATGTTTTCCTGCGCAGACTTCCAAGTAGTAAAATTAACTTCAGGCGAAATCGTACTTGAAGAAATACAATGAATTGGAAAGAAACATATACAAAGATATTTCTAAAACAGGCCGGAAAAGGTGTTAACGAAATATCTTTTAAAGAATATTATTCAACATGGTGGCAAAACACTAGATCCAAAGACGAAGGTGGCCTGCGTCTTACAGATCAAGGATATCTTTTTGTCACTGATACACTTGATCTCCAAACATACGAAGTTCCTTTTCCAAAAGATTTTGAATTAACTACGCAAACCATAATTTGGTTAGATCGATTTATTACTTGTCCATATTGGTTAGGCAGAGATTCAATTATTGTAACGGACGAAAAGAAAGCTCTCGAACTTCATCTTTTTTCCGGAGACATACGTAAATACGGATTAACCAAAGCAATGAAACGACACGATGCGGAGTAGTTTGGTAAACTAGATCTTGACTTATATTGTGTAGGTGTTACAATATAAGAACAGTAAGGCACTGACTGTTTTATAACTTAACAAGGAATACACAATGGCATCGGAAAGCTCATCGGCCCGTCAACTTTCGCCTAATTCGGCAAAAGCTAGCATTAAACATGCAATCATCAAACGTCGACCAATTTTCCTGTGGGGTCCCCCAGGTATTGGTAAATCTGATGTTGTTCACCAAATTGGTGAATATATGAACGCTCACGTAATTGACGTTCGTCTATCTCTTTGGGAACCTACAGACATTAAAGGTATTCCTTACTTTGATTCTAATCAAGGTAAAATGGTTTGGGCTCCTCCGGCAGAATTGCCTGATGAGATCATGGCATCAAAGCACGAAAATATTATTTTGTTCTTAGATGAAATGAATAGTGCGGCTCCTAGCGTACAGGCAGCGGCTTATCAATTAGTTTTGAACCGTCGAGTTGGACAATACAAATTGCCCGATAACGTGTTTATTGTTGCAGCCGGTAATCGAGAAGCTGACAAAGGTGTTACTTATCGTATGCCTGCTCCGTTAGCTAACCGTTTTGTTCACTTGGAAATGGCTGTCAATTTTGATGACTGGTTCCAATGGGCTGTAAATCATAGTATCCACAGAGACGTTGTAGGCTTCTTGACTTTTAGCAAGAAGGACCTCTACGACTTTGATCCAAAGTCCCCTAGCCGTTCGTTTGCTACTCCACGTTCGTGGTCCTTTGTTAGCGAACTGTTAGATGACGAGCTTGATAGCAATACACTTACTGACCTAGTCTCTGGCGCAGTCGGTGAAGGTCTTGCTGTTAAGTTTATGGCGCACCGCAAGGTTGCCAGTCAGATGCCTAATCCAACAGATATTTTGGATGGCAAGGTAAAGGAGCTGAAGACTAAAGAAATCAGTGCCATGTATTCCTTGACAGTCTCGCTCTGCTACGAGCTAAAAGAGGCGTCTGACAAGAGCGATAAGAAGTTTGACAATAAAGTTAACAATTTCCTGCGCTTTGCAATGGATAATTTTGAAACTGAATTGGTTGTTATGGGCATCAAACTCGCTCTTACTCAGTACAGCTTGCCAATTGATCCGGACGAAGTCGAATGTTTTGACGAGTTCCACAGTCGATTTGGTAAGTATATTACTGCCGCTCAAAAGGCGTAATATAGAGTTTATGGGCGTTTCTCCAAAAAACGCCCACTTTCTTTCTTGACTTTATCCGCAAATGCTGTATAATACATATATACAGTTACATAGGAGTATAGCATATGAGCGTAGCAAGCAAAAAACAATGGACACCTGATCCAAATATTACACCCGAACAACTTGCAGAGATGCGTACAGAAGTTCTTGATCGTATCATTGTTGCAAGAGTTGGCTTACTTCTACGTCACCCATTCTTTGGTAACATGGCAACTCGTTTGCGAATTCAGGCAGCAGATGAATGGTTGCCTACTGCCGCTGTAGACGGTCGAAATCTTTATTTCAATACTCAATTCTTTAATGCAATGTCTAATAAAGAGATTGAGTTTGTTATTGCACACGAGATCCTGCATTGTGTATTTGACCATCTTGGTCGCCGTACTTGGCAAGATCGTAACATGGATCCAGTTTTGTCTAATATTGCACAGGACTACATTGTCAACAACTTGTTAATTCGAGATCGAATTGGTGTAGAGCCTACCCTAGTAGACTGCTTTAAAGATGCAAAATATGCTGGCTGGACTAGCGAAGAAGTTTACGAAGAACTATTTAAGCAAGCACAAAAAAATGGTAAAGAATTTCTAGAAAGTCTAGGTTCTATGCTAGACGAACACCTAGACCTCGACGGTGAAGGTGATGGAGAAGGTGATGACAAAGACGGTAAAGGCAAAGGTCGTCCAAAGTATTCTAAAGATGAGATGCAAAAGATTCGTGACGAGATTAAAGAAGGCATGCTACAAGCGGCACAGGCAGCAGGTGCTGGTAACACTCCGGGCGAAATTGTACGTATGATCAAAGAGCTTACTGAGCCAAAAATGAATTGGCGTGAACTTCTGCGTCAACAAATCCAAAGCACTATTAAGCATGACTTTACCTTTGCTCGTCCTTCGCGTAAAGGCTGGCATACTGGTGCCGTATTACCCGGACAACAATACGACGAAACTATCGATATTGCTGTTAGTTTGGATATGAGCGGAAGTATCGGTGATGATCAGGCTAAAGACTTTTTAAGTGAAATTAAAGGCATTATGGACGAGTACAAAGATTATCAAATTAAACTTTGGTGCTTTGATACAAAAGTGTATAATGAACAAGACTTTACTGCTGACACAGGCGATGACTTGCTCAGTTACGAGATTATGGGCGGCGGCGGTACTGACTTTATGGCTAACTGGAAATACATGAGAGACCATGATATTAACCCTAAAAAGTTTATTATGTTTACTGACGGTTATCCGTGGGACAGTTGGGGCGAGGATGATTACTGTGATACTATTTTTATTGTTCACGGACATCATGACAAAAATTTACAAGCACCGTTTGGATTGACTGCGCACTACGACAAGTAATGTTACGTCTTAAAGATCCAAATCCTTTAAACTTTTTTGATCTGAGACAACTCAAAGTGCCTCCAAAGCATTTTGAGTATGTCTCAGTTCCCATGAATTACAACTTGCAAGACAGTATTGCAAAGTGGATTATGGATCATCAAAAGGGCAGATTTTATGTTGGAAAAACTGTAGAAGTAGATTCTACCAATCAAGTAGTAACTTTGTTAAAAATAGGTTTTGAAGATCATAAAGAACTTTCTTATTTCACTTTGGCGTGTCCATATTTAAAATACTAGTAAATAAAAAGCGCATTTAATTAAGGAGATATTATGAGCGATGAACAAAAGAAACAACCTGAAACTACTGCAACAACTGCACCTGCACAACCTAGCGCAGAACTAACTGTGCAGGATCTAAACGCCCTAAAGCAAATTATTGATGTTGCAAGTCAAAGGGGTACTTTTAAACCCAGCGAAATGGTTGTAGTAGGACAGACATACAATAAACTAGAAGCATTTCTAGCCGCTGTAGCTTCACAACAACCTAAAAAAGAAGGAGAATAATATGTCTCTAAAACATGTTGGTAGAGTAAAAAATAACCAAAGAAAAATAGTTGTAGCGTATCGTACAATACCAGGTGATGCAGAAAACTGTATTGTAGTTACTACAGAGAACTTACAAGCAGACGAGCATGACACTTTAATGAAATTGATTGAATCAAATGCTGGCCAAACTGCTTATGAATTTGCAGAAGCAATGGCTCGCACATCACTACCAGACGGTAGGAATATGTTGGCAGCATTTCACGTTACAGGTAAAATGGTAAAAATGGCCACTAATTTAGTAGAAATGACGCCGGATATGAAAACTACTATTTTGTTAAGCGATTTAAATCAAGCAATTGCACAACAAAAAGGTGTAAGTATTGACGAATTAGCTCTTAAGAGTTCTGATATGCAAACTGCATCAGTAGTAAATACTGACGAAAACTCCGTTGAGGTTACAGATATTGCTACTATACAAACACTTGCGGCACCAGCCGACGGCGTACTTACAGATGATCAAATAGCTTCTAAATATCGCAGCGATGCTGATCGATTATATAAAGAAGCTAAACGTCTTAGAGAAGAAGCAGATAAGTTATCACCTGTAAAGAAAAAGAGTGCAAAATCCGAAGAAAGTGCCTAAAAAAATAACAGAACTTCCTGAAGATGTAATAGCACATTGGCCTGAAGTATTTCAAGATGTTAGAGTTGAAGCAGTACCCATAGAGTATCTCCATTCCGTTAGAGTTAGCTTTAAGGGCGGAAAAGTATGGGATATTGACGTTGAAAAATCTCGACAAAAACACTCTAGTTTAGACTTAGAATCTGTTCTCGAACAGATGTTTAAAGAGTACGACGAGCACATTATTAACGTTGATTTTAGGTTAGATACAGATCGTATCAAACGAGATATACAAACTCGCACTAAAAGCTTCTTAAAAAAGAACAAGTAGTCTTTTATTCAAAGGCATAAATACTATATGATATTGATACCAGGAGTATTTACATGGCTTTGAAATTAAGACGCGGTACTGAAGCAGAACGTGTTACTGCATTCGTAGACATAGGCGAAATTGTCTACGTTACTGATACGAAAAAGTTATTTGTAGGCGACGGAGCTACTACAGGTGGTATTCTCGTTGGCCCAACTGCCCTTTCAACTGAAACAAGTCCACTGCTGGGCGGCAATTTAAACTTAAACGGTAATAACATAATAGGCACAGGTAACATTAATATTACTGGTAATATTACTGCTACTGGATCTATTAACTTAGGTGACAATGCAACCGACAATATCAGTGTACTTGGTTTAATTAATTCGTCACTGACTCCAGCCATTGACGATTCTTATAATTTAGGTACAAGTGCCAAACAGTGGCGTAATCTTTGGGCTACTCAAGCAAACGTAGACACTACGTTAGCAGTTGGTTCACAAATTATTAAACTCTCAAGCGGCTCAGCAGATAGTAATTTAGTGCTATGGGACGCAGAAACTGATACACTTACTGCAAGAGAAATCATAGGCGATTTAACAGGTTCTGTTTTTGCTGATGATTCTAGCACTCTTGTTGATTCAGTAGCTGGAAAAATTGTTGGCGAAGTTGATAATATTGCCATTACTACTAAAGATGTTAACGGTGCTACAATTACATTATCAGGACAAAATAATAACGGTACTTTAGCAGGATTAGCTGTATATACTACTGGTACTGCGGACGATGCGTATGACGCTATGTCTATCTATGGCGCTTCTAATACTGTAGAAGGGCCAGCAGTATTGTATAGTAGATATAGAGGAACGCATGAAACACCATTGCCACTTCAAATTGGTGATAAAATTGTTAGTCAATACTGGCTTGGTGCAGATAGCAACGGTAGTCCTGCTGTAGTAGCCGGTATTCAAATTTTTGTAGATGACACTCCGGGTGCTGGGTATATTCCAGGTAGAATAGAATTAGGTTGTGTAAATGCTACAGAAGAACTTGTTACTATGTTATCTATAGACAGCGAGGGGATTATCGGAATACAAGATAATTCAATAGTAGCTGGTGCTGGTTCCGGCGAAGTTAATACAGGTGGAACAGTTAAATATATTAGAATTATAGTTGATGGCGTAGATTATGCACTTCCACTATATCCTCTAAATCCTTAAATCGTAATAGTATTAACCTGACAGGTTATAAAATCTACTGTAGAAGCATTAGCGGCGCAGTGGAATGAACGATGATCAAATAACCAAACATCTCCACACTTCCATCTTGTTATAGTCTTTTCTTCAAAATCAACAGAATGTCCAAGTACCCAATCATTTAGAAAAATTAAATATCTTCTACATTTTTCTATATCAACATTGTACTTGGTTCTTAGTTTATAAAACTCATCAGTATGAACAGGTAGGACTTGACCCGGTACTAGGTTAGTCCAAGATACTGTACCTTCTGTTGTACCTAGCTCAATTAGAAATTTATTCCAATACTCTGGTAAATCATTGTCAAATGCTTGCAAGAGAGGTTTGGCATTTTGAAAATTAGGATGATTCCAATAATCTCTTACATTAGTGTTAAGAGGTGACATAACTGGAAAGACAAATTTTTCTAAATCAGTTGACCAAAAATCTTTTATATTTGTTACAAACTCAATCATGTATAATCCTCTAACGATCCTGTTCTTCTTAAATCTAAAGTAGTACAATGAAGTCCGCCACTAAGTGTTTGAGCGTGCCGCATTTTTACATGTACTACATCAAATCCTTGTTTTTCTAAAACTCTTGTTAAATTAATCTGATCTTCGCCTACTATTACTGTACTAGGGTTTATACTTAAAATATTCATTCCTATATACGGACTGCACGGACTGATACTGCCTGGTCCGGTTTCTGTAGTAGGATTAATATTTACATCTTTAAACCATATCTTATCCCATTTTTCAAATATCTTAGGACAATTTTCAGGCGTGACTCTAGTACTATTTAACAAAACTTTCCCCGGACTTAAAGGAACGATGGTACTATCCATATGAGCAAAACTGTAAATATGCTCTGCCGCATGTATTCTATAACCTCTAGGTTCAAGCACATTTTTTAACCATTGCATTCCTAAATGATTACCAGTGTTTGAAATTTGAAATAAAATATCTTTACCCAAACGCACACAGTTAGGAGCATCAAATATAGGTTCTAAATTTAATAAACTTGGCTTTCCTTGTATATCTTCAAATTGATAGCCTTCATCTAATAGAATAGGTTTAGGTGCTGCTATCCATTCAACTCCATCTCGAACTGCTTCTAACATTATATCGTGATATGCCCTAGTTTCAAAATATCTAGAACGACACCCACTAGGCGTTTCAATAATTAGATTTTTTAACGGCAACAGTAAGTCTCTAGGACACCAAGTATACCAACCAGTAGTTTGCCACTCTGGTGTACTAAACTGTTTACTGTGATCTAACGGCTTTGGTCTATGTACTTTAACTCCGGCTTTTCTTAGCGCGGTAGCCAATCCTTCCAAGTCTTCGTTAGCTTCATCAATTAACCATTGAGGATATGCTCCTTCTAAAGGTTTAACACTATCCATACTATAGTTACTGTAGCTCATATTCATGGTGCTTCTGTCCACTGTAGGCACTCGTGCATGATCAGCTATGCCTACAATTATTTCTTCTAATGGATCCCAATGATTATTTGTTGATATTTTCAAAATATTTCCTTTAAATAAAAAATCTCTTATCAATATTTAAGATTAACATAGTCCACCACTCGTTAGTGTGGTTCCATGCTTGATGCGGTGTTTGTGGGTCAAATGTTACATCTACATTATGACCATGAGAATAAACTTCACCGTTTACTTCTATACCTACCATGTTAGAATCTGTCGACGGTACTGTAATTCCAAAACAGGCATTCCAAACTCCTATTGTATCGTTTGAATCTTTCGCTACATATTCGCCGTGTACATGTAATGGTAAGATTGAATTTGGAGTCATAAAGAAAACAAACCCAGCAGAATATCCTTTTAAATTTGTTAGTATATCTGATTCTTCTTTTAATAGTTTGCCTAAGTTTGGTTTTCCATCAAAGGGCAAAGCACCGCAAAGAATTTTAACATTTTTTCTATCTCTAGGATGTATGTCTGTTAAATCAGGAGCCGGGTCAACTTGAGTCAAGTCGTACATATCACTTGACATAGTTTCTCTAAATTCTGCAACTTTTTTAGCCATTGAATCTACAGCACTAATAATCTTGTTATATTCAATATACCGTTTACAGCTTATAGTTGATGTCATTTGAAAAGCCTTTTTAGTAATGGACTACTATCATCAACACGCATACTACAAACAATTCTTAAACTATCAGTAGGATTATGCACTGCATGGGGAACACTAACTTTTAGAAATGCAGGTTTGTTAAGAGTAAATTTATCCACTTCAACTACATTACTGTAATCGACACAACCTCCAAAATATACATGAGTGTCTTTTGTGTGTTTATTTGGATCTATAAAATCATAAAAAAACGTAGTACTGTTTTCACAATTTATTAATGGAATATTAAATACATATCTTGGAGAAAACAATGTAGGAGCTGATTCCTTTAACAAATGTTCATCGTCATCCTTACTGTCAACATGTATATAAATTGTTTTTGGATCATTCATGTCTGTAGAATTTAAATCAGTAGGGGGGAAAGATATAAAAATTAACTGTTTTATGTATAGACCAAGCTGTGCATAATCGTCAATAACATCTTTTAAATCCATAGAAAATTCATCATAGTTTAACGCAGCCCATGATTGATTGTCAGTTACGATGTCAGCCATCTTTAATTGTCTATATGCTAACAATTTTTTTTGATGTTCTAACCAATTTGGATAATCAAAATACTGATAAAATTCTGAACTCATAAATAACTCCTTTTATTAATTATGTAATAGATGGTTAATGACATAAGTTTTATTTGGAATGTTTGTTTCGCTAATCAAATTAATAATTTGTTCCTTTTGTTCAAAATTAGAAATATCTAAATGTGTAGGATATGTTAAAACATTTACTATCCACGGTACTCCTAATTGTTGTATAAAGGATTCAAGCTCCTTTATTCCGTGCCAGTTATTTAAATGTAACACTGTATTCACTTCTAGATCAAAGTTAGATTTAGATATCTGTTCTATAAAACTTAAAATATCTTCCCACTTACTTCCAGATCTAACTTTGTTATTTAGATCTTTGTACCCATCAATACTTAACGTAAATTTTACCGATTTAAACTGATGTAAAAAATTAATAAATTCTTCTTTTAACAAAAACATTCCGTTAGTGTTGTAAATTATTTCAACTGCTGCTGGATTTTCAATTAGTTTTAAAAACTTTTCATGCCGGTTGGTCATTAAAGGTTCACCGCCTAAAAAGAGTATTTTTTTAATACTAGACGGAACTTTAACAATCTCATCAACTGAACGATAGTGAGTAATCTTGTTTGCAGTAGGGTTAAGTTTTTTACTCCACTCGGAACTAAAATCACTCCAGCATCCGTCACAGGTTAAATTACATATATTGTCAAACCCTATTTCTAAAAATTCTAATTCAACTGTGTCAGTAGTATATTCTTTGTTTAATCGTTGTCGAAGACTTTGCCTACCGTTGGCATCTTCGTAATAGCATTTTTCGCAACCTTGGATAAATTCACCGTTTAAACTTTTTTTTCTAAGTTCTTTATATGCACTGGACTCTAATATATGAATTAAATCGCCGTTGAAATTATCTACAGGATTCTTAAATCTACAACAGGGAAATATTTTGTTATCGCTACGAACATTAGTATGTTTCCAGAAAGCTGCACATTTAGAATCCATCAGGTATTCTCCTAATGAGATACGGATAACCTTTGATATTAGCATATGGCTGGATATCATCTGACGAAACATTTAAATCGTGCTTTAAGAATTTAAAAATTTTATCCTGATTGTTTACATGATTAAAATACATTTGATAATTATATTCTACGTCTTTTTCTATAGCATCTAAATTATTTTTTATATTTTTTAATAAGTATTCTGTATTTTTGACTACAGCATCTAGTCTTTCATTTTCATCTTCAATATAGGCGTAATCTTTGATTAACAAATATTCTTCAAATGTTTTAAATCCAAGTTTCTTAATATATCTAAATTGATCAGGGTGCCCGGCAAATATAAAAGGATGACGATGTAAAAAAGTTCGCCATGTTTTTTCTGTAATGAAACTCCAATCTTCAGACCAAAAATTTGGACCTTCAGATATAACACTAAAAAGTGTATCGCTATATACTTTAGAATCAATATGACTGGGTAATTGAACCCAGTCAATATTAACTACATCATACCATAGCGGTGCATTTTCCGTTGAAGTATACGATCCATAGAATGGCTTACACGTTTCATATCTATTATCAAAAGATCTTTCACAATTAATTAAAAATGTATTGTAGTGTTCATCACTATAATGTTTAAGATATTCTCTACACCAAGATTGATCCATAGGTGTCCATGGGCCAAAAAAACTCCACTCAGCAGTGTCTAATAAATCTTTATCATAGTACTTGCTCAATAGACCTATACGATTAGGTCTATTTGGCATGCCAGTTAAAAAGAGAAACTTTGTATTTTCAGGATTGAATTTAGGTAATACATTTAGATCAGGATAGCTATTAATTAATAATCTAAGATTAAAATCTAAAAACAGGTATTCAAAGGGACAATTATCTAATGTTTCGCCATGGCCACTTATTAGAATTATTTTTTTAATTCCAGCATTGTAAGCATAATCTTTTATTTCGTTTAGGTGCAAAATAAACTCTTTGTATCTATACTTAGGTTGTAAAAACCCATCCATTAGATAAAGCCCTACAACAGTATCAACATTTTCATCTATGGCTTGATCAATGTCTTTTTTAATTAAATCAGTTTTAATTTTATCAAATTGTTCATGGGTGTAATGATTGTGATCACACATCCATTCAAAATTTATAATTTTAGATTTTGACATATTCATCTAAGCACTCTGTATCTTCCATGTGTAAAAAATTATGTAATCCTAATCTGTTAGTAGCTCTATCACGATTGTATTCCTGCCATTCAGAGCCGCCTATTCCAAACAACACAGTATTGCTAGGAGTTACATTTAATTTTTTACAGATTTCAATTTGTTTATTTTTATACTTATTAACTATGTAGTCAGAATCAAAATGATTAATAAGATTAAGTCCTATACTTGCTGCTAATCTATTTGTGTAGCCACTTTTGTTATACACAAATAACAAATCGTCATTATCAATCCTTGAAAGACGCATACCTATTCTAATATGAGCTACTGGAAAAGTTTTAGATAAACTAAAGATGATTTCTTTTATACAAGGTCTTGTAAAATCAAAATTTATATTACTACAAATACCAAAGTAGCAACAATCAAGTACTACAGGAATATTTAGTTTGTCACATTGATCTAAAATATCATTAAGTAAAGGATGCTGATCGCCTGTATCAGAAAAAGGTTGACTAATTATTACTACGTCATTGGCATCAAGCGCATCATCCTCTAAGTATTTCCAATTAAATCTATCATCTCTCCAAGCTAATTTATGATAAACATACTCGCCTTTAAAACATCGAAATCTTCTATGAGAATAATTCATATAAAATTTTTCAAACGCTTCAGATGTCCCTTGCGAAAAACATTTGAATGGATACTGATCAATACCAGTTACTTTGTTATTTGTTGTAGTCAATATCCATTCTACATACTTGCTAAGGAATTGTTCGTTAATTGTTTGATCGTTTAATGTTTGTGTTGAGATACTACAATTATTGATAAAAGATAATGTTTCTTTGTCTTGTATAGCTGTAGAATGTCCAAAAGGAAGATGCCGTTTATCGTAATTATTTTTCATGATAGTCTAACAGATATAGTCATAAACTTATTTATAACCATACACTATTGATAACTACGAATATGATGCTAGCCTAATTTTTTGAGGTCGGCAACGGGCCTAATCAAATTTTCATAGCCGGTTGTACTAAAAAATTTTGAAAACTCAGCATCAGGAATATTGTATTTTGATTTTAAAGATGTTAGTAGACAATTTTGATCATTGGCTAGTTTTAAGAATAAGTTAAAATTATGTTCAATATCTTGTTGTATTTCTTTTTGATGATAAGTTTGGTGTTTTAAAAAATGTTCTACATTTTTAACAATCAATTCAATTCTTTCTTTTTCATCTTCCACCTGTGCATAATTTTGAATAAGCATATATTTTTCAAATGTTTCAAATCCCATTTGTTTAATATATCTAAACTGTTCAGGCGGGCCTGCAAATATAAAAGGATGCTTATAAATTATTGTCCGCCATGTTTTTTCTGTAATAAATTTATAATCAGGCGACCAATAATTTGGACCTTCAGAAATTATACTTAACGAAGTTTCATCGTAAACTTCAGGATCTATGTATATAGGATTTTTCCAAAAATCAGTATGAACTATTTCGCCCCACTTTTCAAGATCGCCTTCTTCGTACGGTGCATAGTCTTGAAAAAAGTTAGCCATTTCTTGATATTTTTCATCTATTGAGCTAGTACAGTTTTTTAAAAAAGTTTCGTACTCTTCATCTGAATAATGTGATAATAAATTTCTGCAATAATTTTTATCTTCTTGGGATAACGGAATAAAAAATGACCATTTACCATTTATTAAAAGATTGTTTTCATACAACTTACTTAATAAATAAATTCTATTTAATCTAGTAGGAATTCCACCTAAGAATAAAAACTTATTATTGATAGTTTTTGATTTTCTAGGAATATTATTAATGATGTTGTAACATACTCTTAAAGGATATGATGAGTATATTACCTCAAATGGAAGATTGTTTAAAATACTACCATTTTCTATACTATACTGATTGTTAAAACTTTCTCCAAGGCCTGACAATAGAATAACTTCTAAATTGTATTTGTCAGCTATTTTTTTAATTTCTAAAAACAGTTGTTGATTATGACAATCATGCGGATAAATTCCCTCCATTAAAAACATTCCAAAAATGGTAGTTACTCCGTCAGCTACTGCTTCTTGAAATTCTAATTCAAGTAGTTTTGGTAATACAACATTGACGCTTAGGTCAGTATCCCACAGTAATTCAAAGTTTATTAATCTTCCTTGTTTCATAATCAAATTTTCTTCATCAGTATTTGTTTACGAAATTTTAAAGGATCTGGTTTTTTAATCATTTCAACTGAATTGGGACACATACTACAAAATTTTTCTGCACCTTTATTAAAAAACTCTGTAATTTCATTGTCCGAAGCTTCCGGCTTTAGTGGAACATAACTTAGATAATAATCCCAATTCTCTGAAAGATTAATTTTTTGTTTAGTCATAGGCAAGTACGCTAAATTTGAGCATTTATAAATATCGCCATTATATATCTGAAAACAATCTTGTCCCGTTATACAATTATCCCAACTTTTTTCAAAGTTTTCTTCGTTAAACGGTTCCATAGTGCTACCGTAACCTTTATAAAATGGAGTCCAATAATTATAAAAATCTAGTATACGAACTTGGATTCCGTATTTTTCTACCCATTCATTTAAAATGTTTTTAGATTTATCAAACAATTTATTATAACTTGGATCTTCACTATGCCAAGACACTGAAATAGAACAATTAGAATCTTTTAATACTTTAGGTAAATCTGGAAATTTGTGAATTAAAAGTCCGTTAGTTGTTAATTGTAATTGTTCTAGATACGGATCATCCCACATTTCTCTTGTTAAAGAAATAATTTTACAGATATCTTTGTTTAATAAAGGTTCTCCCCCTAAAATGTCTATTGATTTTGGTGCTAGTCTATGACTCCATTTTGAATACCAGTCTTTGATCTCATTATAACTAACTATTCCTTTTTGCCCATAATCAGAAAGATGGCAACAACCTTTACAAGATAGATTACAAGCATGAGCAACATGCCACTCAAGATGTGGGATTTTTATTTTTGTGTTCATAAACTATTTATAAATACAAGATATAAAATACTAGGTTAATGACATGAATACCACTGCGTTGGATTTTTATCACAAAAACAAAAATATAAAATCTAACTTACCTAAAATGCCTGAATGGGCGAAAACTGATTATGAAATAGCAGATTGGTTATTGAACAAAAGTAATTTTGGTTGGTTAGAACTTGATATTGAGTTTGATGTTGATAAATGGATTAAAGAAGCTGAGGATTCAAAAGTACATTTAGTTCCTCATAGAGAAAGCGATAGTCATGGGTGGAATAGTTGCTGTATACACGGTATAAACGCGGCTAGCACCGGTGCATGGACTTCGTATGGTTACACCCATGAAGATCAAGTACCATATGATTGGACCCCGGTAGCATCCAAAACACCTGTAATTAAAGAATTTTGGAAGAACTTTCCGTACGATACTTATAGAAGAATAAGATTTATGGAATTGGAAGCAGGAGGGCATATTAGCCCGCATAGTGATGCCCCTGGTAAATTACCTGGTGAAGAAAACTTTGATGCTCTCAAATTTGGAGTTCCCATAAACATAGCATTAGTACATCCAGAAGAATGTTATATGAGCTTGGACGGTTACGGATGTGTTCCATTTAAAACCGGAAAAGCATTTATCATAAATATTAGAAATTATCATAGCGTAATAAATTTATCTAACACGTCTAGGATACATTTAATTGCGCACGGTAAATTAGAAAATAAAACAAGTGAGTTTACTAAACTCGTTGCTAGAAGTTATAAAAAGGAATATAATGCCCAATCTTAAAGTTTTTGATATTTTTTACGGCAATAAATGTCAAATTGCCTGCCAACAGTGTGATACACGTAGTGACTTGATTAGAAAAGGAGAACATGATCCTGACCTTGAAACAATCAAAGAAGGAATTCTGTTAACTAAAGAAAAGTTTCATATTGAACACTATAGTTTACTAGGCGGTGAACCACTGTTATACAAAGACAGAATTGAATCACTCCTAGAATTTATTAGAAGCTTTGATCAAACTACACCAGTATGGATTCCAACTAATGGCGAACTTATCGATAAGAACATAGACTTCTTATCTAATATTATTGTTAAGTATAAAGTTATGATATTAGTTAGTGATCACTTTATTCAATTTGAAGATAAGACTCGATCAAATAGAATAAAAGCTGCCGTTGAAGTGTTAACAGAAAAACTTGATATTCAAAAACTTCCTAGTGAGAATTTTTGGTCAAAGATGATGTACGACTCTACTGATGGTTGGAGGAATTATTGGATTGATGTTAAGGACTATAGACATAATGCTTATTGTGCTATAGAAAATAAATCACCAATTCCGCCTGATGATGACTTTTGGTGGAACGGCCAGTACGGTGTACTTTCAATTGATCAAGATTCCCATCTAAAACATTTTTACATGAAAGATAATAAACCAAAACCGTTTAACTCAACGGATATTGAAAAGGCTTATTATGGTAACTGTCCAAGTTGTTACTGTACATTTATGTATAATAAAAAACTTTATAAGTGTGCAGCATTAGGAACTTTAAAAAACTTTTTAGAAAGACATAATGCAGTCGACGACGAAGAATGGCAGAAATTTTTAGCATACAAACCTCTTGACTTAACTAATTGTACTGACGAAGAAGTAGAAAATTTTTCTATTTCTAAGTATAAACCAATTAGTGAATGTTCAATGTGTCCGTCATCTCAAAATGAAGTAATATTGACCGAAGAAAATGTTTTGCCTATTAAATTTTATAAAAAATGAATGTAGTTGAGTACAATTATAATTCTTCTAATAAGATTGCATTTTGTTTTATAGATAATACTAATCAGATACAAGATAATTTTTGTAAGGAAATTATAAAAAATCAGTCTGATTATACATTATCAAATGTACTAAATAAAAATTATGATGTATATCAGTCTTTAAATGAGGATACTGTATTACAACATGTAGCAAATTTAGATTATACCTATGCTCTTGTCTTTAGTACTGGGACAGAATTTATTAACGGAAGTGAGTTTTTTAATTCATTAGAAGATCTTATCAAAGACGATTTTTTTATCTATGGACATATTCTAGATAGAGGTACCGCATATTATGAACTGCACAATCAGTGTTATCTAATAAATTTAGAAATATATCGTAAATTAGGTTGTCCAGCAATTGGTCAATTAGAGCTTGGTACTAAACATACTCAAGTGATTCCAGAAAGAAGTGTAGAAAATATACACGATGATTATACACCTATTTGGGTTAAAACTGGATATCAAACTAAATCATATGATCATAAATGTCACGGATGGAATATATTAAGTTTAGCACTTACATATAATCTGCCTGTTAAAATATTTAATAACGATATTAGACATAACAAAAAACATCTTTATCCAGAATCTAAAAAAGACTTTTTAGAAAATCTTAATTGGGTATACTTTCGAGAAAAGTATGCAGCATCTGAATTTATTCATACAGAAAATACCGAAGAACATAGCAATGTTAATAAAAAATTTACACAATTAATTATTCCAGCTAGTGGTCTACTTTATACTGATTTAATTGACGAGGGTCGAATCGTTGTTTATGATTACAATGATAATGCTTTAAACTACTGGAAGAACAAAATTCAACAAAAGAATAATATTGAGTATATATTTGTAAAAGCCGATTTACTATTAGAAAATAATCTTATAGATTACATCAACGCAGAGCATAATTCAACTACGTTAATTAATTTATCAAATATTTTTTGCTACGAAGGTACAGCATGTTTGTCACCGTTGTACTATAGGGTACACAAAGAAAATGAAATTATTAATTCATTAAAAGAAAAAGTTCCTGAATGTACAATTAATTTTAATATTAGGGCCGCAGTTGGATTTGTAGAAAATTTAAAGACATTGGGAATTAGTAAAGATTTTAAAATTACTAATATGGAAACTTTAAAAAAACCAACTTGGCATTATAATCTAGACTGGAATTAATTTTGTAGTTTTTTAAATTCTTTTATTAAAAAAACTTTACTTTCTGCTCTAGTTACCTTAGAAGTATACTTTTCAATATATTGTTTTAACAGCGGATTAAATTCTGCCATATCTTCCGATCTAATTTCATCAAGCTGTTGAGAATAGTTTATAAAATGTTGGAAATGATCATTTCCTTCTGAGTTGAGATATTCAGTAATACTATCGTTATTAATGTATTTAGAGACTAGTTCTTTATATTCTAATGGAGTGTTTTTAATAGACAAAAATACTGGATATTGTACTAGTTGAAATGTTTTAGAAAATCTAGGGAAGTGTTCTTTAACGTAGTTGTCTAACAAGTCGAGTTGGTTTACATTATAAATGCTTACTGCCGTATGCACGTTCATTGATGTTTTTTTATCTTTTCTTAAATCAATTAAGTTATCATAAAATTTTAAATTCTGTTCAATTGCATTCCAATCGGAGCCGCTTCTAATATAATCATTATAATGACCAAATCCGTCTATACTAATATTTAAACTTAATTCTTTACAACTTAATAAACTGTCTAATACAGAGTCAGTTGGTTCTATAGTTCCGTTTGTGCTTAGTTGTATAGAAAGATTTTTTAAAATGTCCTTGTCTTTTAATAATTTAAAAAAATCTCTAGTTCCCGGACTGTACATTGGCTCACCACCAAGAACTTCTATTTCAATTAAGCTATCTAACTCAAGATCTTTGTATAAAGTATTTTTAATATATTTTTTCTTAGAAAAAGATTCTCCGTAAATTTTTATTTCATCTTCGTGCCAAGTATGACTATTAGGTGAACCACAACTTCTGCATTTTATGTTACAGATGTTATCCATGACTAATTCTAATTTTTTTATTGTAGTGTCAGTAGTAAATTCATATTTGTTAAGTCCGCTTTGGCGCATTGACGGAATACCTACATCTTCTTCAGCATAGCATTGACATCCTTCTACTCGTTCGCCGTTTAACATTTTTCTACGCATTTCTTGCATTACAGGGCCGTGTCTTACTTCATTTATTGGAATAATGTTTTGAAATAGAGTAGATTTCATAAACTGTCCGCAAGGCAAAACTGTGTTATCTGCTTGCAGACTAGAACTTATAAAAGGATATACGCAATATGTCTTAGATGTCATATTCTGTAATTTGTAAAACAAGTCTAGGTATCTGGCCTATGTTAGCAGCGCCATGTAAATCTGTAGAACTAGTGTAAACATATACATCACCTTTTTTATAATTAGTGATCATTTCATCTTTGTATACAAATATATGCCCAGGATGATAGTCCTGTAACGGAACCCAATATCGCAAACAGCTAACATCGTGTGTATGAGGATCAGTGTGCATTGGCATGAATTGTCCTGGGGTTAATTTAGTAATCCACCAATGAATTTTTCCATTGGTCCAAGGCGGGGAAATTATTATATCTAGATCTTTACTTTCGTAAATCCACCAATTAACTGCGTTTAGATCGTATCCAGAAGTTGCATATCGCTGATATTCTTCTTGTTCAATTTTAGAATTTGGCGGCCAATCTCTGGGGCGGGCTTGTCCTGGAGTTTCTAATATTTTAGAAATCCAATTGTCATTTATCCAAGAACTATAATTTCCTATATATTTCATAAATTAAAATCTAAAACTTTTCCGTTACCATGATTGTCAATTGCTTCTACTAACATGTTTTTTACAAGATCATTAATTTCATTACCAAATAAATGATTTGAAACTGTATCTGTATTATAATCAACATCTTTATTATACTTAGAAAAATTTTCTAAAGCTGGTCTACACTCTGTGCCACTTAAAAATCTATAATCATAATACATGTTGTTTGCACTATAACGTGTGTTAGGGTCGTGCCAAGTTTTAAAGTTACCAAAACTCCATAGATGAATTATTTTAGTTTTTTCCATTAAGGGAAGTAATACTTCTCTATCGTAATGATATAAGGCTGCTAATCTTTCTCGCTTTTCTTTTTCCTCATTATAGAGCTCTTTATAAAATTCAGCTGCAACTTTATATTTTTTCTTATATAAAAGTCTAGTATAATGAAATTCTGAAATAGGCACATTATCTATATCTAAAACCCAAGAAGTAATGTTTCGACACTCAGGATGATAAATTCGTCCAGGCGAAGTCCATACAAATATGCATACATCAGGTAAGTTATTAATAAACTTTGGAAATTGATACAGTATTAGATCCCAATAGCTACTACCCCCATATCCTAAATTTACTATTTTTGCTTTGTAATGATCCTGCAATTTGTTGATATAAGTATCATACTTGTTTTTCCAAGTATAAGTATTATTCATTTCTGCACAAAAGCTGTCGCCAAAAAAACCTATTTTCATTAATAATTTTCCAAATAATCTATCTTAAGAGCCTTGCGAAACTCTTCTGTAAATTTACAATCTACACGTAAAGCATAATCCTGTTCGCCTATACTGTCGCCGCCATGCCAGTCTTCGTCATTCCAGAAGCCGGCATTGCTATTGATATAGTGTTTGTTCTCAGTATCCGGATCCCAAATATAAAATCCACGCTTGGTTCTAAAACGTATGTGTATAAATTCGTTGCGGTGGTCAGTGTAGGAGTTCTTTTCTAATACACCATTGTTAGCATCTAAGTCTCTGTGCTCAAACCCTAGTCCATTATGATCACAGTGAAAGAATATAACTCGACCAATTTGGCTAATAATGTTTTGTTCTACTAGATTGTTTACCCACGTTACTACACCAGGAAAGTATTTGCTTTCTTCTGTAGGTTTGCGTTCTGCGCTACGGTCGTTCCAATCACCTTGTTCCCACAGAAAGTAGTAAATATAAGGATCACTCGCACCCATGGCCATTTTAAGATAACGTGTGAATAAGTTACGATTTTTAAAATCACTCAAGTCTGTAAAATACATAGGATCGCCGTGTACACGAATAGGATGCTCCTTGGGTAAAGCTAGATATTCTTCTACTGCTTTATAAATTGGTTTCCAATTAACTATGTAACTAGCATCTTTCCAATCAAACCCTGGTTTCATCCAAGTGCCTTCCTTGGCATAATCTCTAGCTAGGGCAAACCCTTTACATATTTCTGGATGTAGATTTTTAAATCCATCAATATCTAAAAATGGATCTAAGTTTATATAAGGCTTACCGCCAATTCCTTTAATCATAAAATATTTATCTGGTAATTATATATACAATCGAGAAACTGACACATGGTATATAAACATCTCAAGTACGGCATGACAATGATAAATGACGTTGTTCGAAATAGTTTTTATAAAAAGATTCTAAAAGATACAAAAAATAAAAACTGTTTAGAAATAGGTTTTGGATCTGGTATATTATCTATCCTTGCACTTGAAGCGGGTGCTAATCATATTGTTGCTTACGAAGAAGATTTAGAAACTTATCAACTAGGACTTGAGATTATTCAAAATTTAGGTTTACAAAATAAAATTGAACTTATAGGCCAACAGTTTAGACCAGATAAAATACACAACCACAAAAATATAGATTACATTTTTACTGAAACAATTAATCACACTCTGTTTGGAGAGTCTATGCTTAAGGCAGTAGGTGGTGCGCTTCCAGAAATTTTACCGAACATTTATTTTTTAGAAGTATATGCAGTTCCAATTAGCAATAATTATGCAAAAAGATTAATCAATGACGATAAAGAAGTTTGTAATCCCGGTTTAGAAATTACTGAAAAATTTAGTGCAGTAGTAAACAAAATATTAAATAAATCAGAAGTACAACTTAAAGATGGTCTTCATGGTATAACTATCAATAATATACATCAAGTATTAGATGTTTGCGAAATATCAAACAGTTTACCTACAAAAATGTATAATATTAATATTAACGAACCTGTTACACAAGAAGGTATTGATTGGAACATTGAATTAGAAACAGGAACTAATTATTTGTTAATATTTAGAACTGGAATCAAGTACAAAGAACATAAACTTTATACAGACATTTGTGACAACTGGGGAACTTTTGCACAATATCCATTAATTGTAAATGCCAACAATAATTTTAGAATAGAACAAAATTTTGCTGACGGAAATTTTATATTTTCATATAATGATCAAACAATACATTTAATCAAAGAAGAACACAAGCACAAGTACAATATAATTGAAACACCAAAAAATAAGGTGATTAACTTTGTCCACTAATTTTGAATACTATTATAATGACGTACCTGGTAAAGGATTATGTCGTAATAATTTAATTTATACAAGTCTTATAAGTAAGGATCGTAAAACATTTTGTCAATGGTACCATAATGATACTGATTATCATCGAGGACAAAATCAAATTGTTGATCCTGACTTAATGGAGGAAAAATGGTTACGTGAAGTAAACTACATTACTCAAATGCGTAATACATTTCCGCATCTAGTTCCTAAGATTATTAATATAGATTTAGAAAAAAGAAAACTCTATCTTGAAATAGACGGTGTTGATTTTTGGCAACAAGCTGATCCTATTAAACAAGACTATGATAGTGTACTACCCAATTGGCGTGAACAAATGTTGGAAATATTTAAGGCGCATACGTCATTAGGAATATACAAATATAGTTTACATCCCAGTAGTTATTTTGTTGTTAACGGTCAGCTTAAAAGTATCAATTATTTTTTCTGTTATCGAGACCTTGATCAGCAAATTAGTTTACGTAGTGTGATGAGTCACATCAGCGAAGATAGACAAAAGGACTTGCTACCTAAAATGACTGCTGCGGGTATAGACGTAAATATGCCAACTCCTTTTAAAGATATACAGTTACTAGCATTTGAAAGTTTTAAAACAAATTTTCCTTCAGACTTTATGGATGAATGTAAAAAATTATATGTTTAAAATTGTTCCATGGTCAGAAGAATTAGACTTAACCGAATTCTATTCTAATGCAAAACGTAGGGGGTTTGAAAACAATAGTAATCAAAAAGTAATGATTGACTGTTTTCAAAATGAACCAGAGTGGGCAGCATGGATTCTATATCAAAATGATCGTGCTATTGGAAGTGTAGCTGCACATAGTTTTAATATCATGGGGCCTAACGCTTATCGTGTACTAGCACGTACCTGTACACTTGCTGAGGCTAATTTAAACACTGGATTGATTACAGCTAAGAAATTAATTGCTGAACATCAAAACTTAACAGATCAGTTTTTACTCCCTGCATGTATTAACTGGGCAAAGGGGGATTTGTATGCTACAAGCAATGAAAGTGTTGTAGCAAGTCAACGTCTAGTACATAGACATTATTTTCCTACACTTGCTAAACTAGGGATTGTAGAACGTGTGTGCGAAATGAATTATCGCAATACTGATCAAACTGTCTGGCGAATATATCCAGATCGATTTCTTGCTAATTTAGAACTGTATCCTAGATGGATCTAGGTTAGGATTGATACGATTTAATTCTGCTAATACATGTGGAGTTAATTTCCATCTAAATTCAATTTGCCTAATGCTAGGCTTTTGCGCCCAGAATATAATTGTATCAACAATATCGTCTAATTTAGTATTGTAGTCGCTAACAAACGCAGTTGGGTCAGCATTATCTACTGCTGTACCTTCTAAAAATCCTAAGTCTAAATGTAATAAAGGAATACCATCTGGATTCAAACTTATTAGTCTACAAGTTTCTGCTAGTTCTTGTTTATCATGTACATATTGCGTAGGTATAAGTTCAGGGTAGAATCTACTAACACTTCCCATAACTACCATCATATCTACTTTGTCTTTAAGAGCATTAACTAGTTTAGTCTGTTGCTGATCACGGTAAGCATTATTGATAAACAACTCACATCCTTCCGCTTCAGCAACTATCTTGTCAAAGTCTTTATCAATATCGTAACCGTTGCTACGACTCATTCCTATAATCTCGTGGCAACTTATTTCTGTAAACTTATCATATATTGCTTTACCTATACCATGTGTATGGCCTGTTATAATTATTTTCTTTGTCATCTATTAGGACCTCCGGTTGCTCTGAACGATATAACATTAACTAATGGATTTGCCAGCCAATACTCAATAGCATTGATTACGATTTGCGAATCGTTGTAGGCAGTACTAGATAGTTTTAATAGAACTACGTTCGGACTTTTAAGATCTAGTACACGTTCTTCTAATTTTGTTTTTTGCTGTGTATAGTCTGGCATTTCTACATCAGGAAAGTCTGTAACTATACTGCCCATAACAACCATTTTGCCAACACTTGTGTACAACTGATTAAGTATATCCATTTGTATACCATAGGCGTTATTAATAAGCAAGTCACAACCAACTGCGTCACCAATGTCTGATCCTCTATTAAAGGCTATAACATGATGACCTTTGTTAACAAAATGGTCGTGTAGTGCTTGGCCAAGTCCGCGAGTAGTTCCAGTAATACCGACTTTCATTTAACTAAATCATCTATATTTTTAAAAAAGTCTATACCTAACACTTCTTCAACTTTTGTTCTTAATGGACTGGTTTCAAGATTTTTTAATTTTCTATAAAGTTGAATATTACCCCTTTGTATGTCCATAAACTTCTTAACATAAAATTCGTTACGTAGTTGAGGATTTTCCTGAGGAACAAAATCTTCTCTGTCAGTAAATCCAATTCGTTCACTAGCACTAAAAAAACAACTAGCTACCCATTTAGTACCTTTGGTTATTAGTGTACTTTCATGAATTGTTGACCAATTTATAGCTTCGTCCTCGTATCCTTGTTTAAAATATAACATTGAACCAGTTTTTGGTTTAATGTGTACATCTAATTTAGGGAAACTAGTAATGCCGCCGTCAAAGTTATCGTTTAAATATAAAATACCTGTACCAACTCTATCACCACCGTGACTGTAATAATTAATCTGCGTAGGATCATAAGGGTAATCGTGATGTAGATCTAAGAACTGTCCTACTTCATAATTGTATATGTCGATCGCTTCTATATACGAATAAGGTATACCAATGTTATCTACGATAGTTCTAGCAATAATGTTGTAATGATGCGGATCCATACCTAGGCTAATTCCTCGATTTTCAACATCTTCAGTTACTTGAGTGTAGCTTTCTTGTCTTGATTGACCGCCACTATTAGGATTCATACCATCTAAGACATGTTTGTTTATTATTTCGTTACACATATCAATAGATACTACATCTTCAAATACAGCTATGAACGGCATCATAGAATATACTTTGCAGTTTTTCATAGTAAGAATGGGTTTAGCTATAGCATCATCACGTATAACAGAAATAACAGTTGCGTGATCTCTGCCATTTACAGTTACACGCTCAAAAGAAATTTGTTGTAGTTCCTTCATAGTCTTTGGTTCTGTAATTAAGTGTCGCTTGTCACAGATTATTTCGTCACCTTGATCTGTTCTAACAAATCCAAAGCCTTTAGCATCATTAAACCATGTAACTATACCTTTTTCCATTTTATCACCATATGTTAAATAAATATTTTGGTACTAAGCCGCAGTTCATACCCGAGTGCCATAACCTTCGACTATCCCACTGAAATACGTCACCTTGTTCTTTACTATACAGTATTTCATCATCTACTACAAATACATGACCAAATGCTGGCTTGCTAATATGAGCATGCCATCTTAATCTATCTGGAATAGACAGGTAGTATTCCTCGTTGTCGTTTACGTCCCAGTGTATTGGGGCAAAGCGGCCTGGCCACACTCGACTAATCCACGCAGAGTCATACTTTTCAATACTATACTTTTTACAAAATGCATCTACTACACTCTGATCAAAGTGTACACCGGGAAAAAACATATCCCATTGCACAGTACCACCTTCTTCTACGGCTTTGTATCCATTTTGCTTCCATAACTCAATAACTTCATTTAACTTAGGAATATCATCACCTTCTTTGTGACTTGGCCCAGTAAACGGGCCTGGATGACTTTCGTGACCACATTTTTCTAGTCCGGCTATAACTTCGTCCCAGTTAATTATATCGCTAGAGTTACCTAAAAATTTAATCATTTAACGATCCTAAAAAATGAAATAGATATTGCGGTCCTTCGCCGCCATTAACACCTGCGTGATGGGATCGATAATTATCCCACTGATATATTTCTCCACGTTTAATATTATGAAAGGCCTTGTCTTCTAAAATCATTACGTGACCAAATTTTGGAGGGTCTATAAAACAAACGTAGCGCACTAATGTACCTTCTTTTAACCATTCCTTTTCATGATCCTCGACGTCCCAGTGATAAGGAACCATGTTACCTGGCATTACTTTGCTTATAAACACTCGTCGAGGTTTTATATTAAACATACGTTCAAACACCTGTTGTACTTCTATATCAAAGTGTTGCCCTGGATAATAGTCCCACCATTCTATTTGTTTTAAATCGTAACCAGCTTTTTCCCAAGTACCAATTACTTCTCTATAAGAGCTTAGTAATTCTTGGTCGTCTACTGCTTCTGCTTCGCTGCGATCCACTACACTAGTAACAGTATTATGATCACCAACATGATGTTGAATATCAGCAACAACTTTATCCCAGTCAATTAAGCCCTGTGTTGTTCCTACTCTTTTAGGCATTAAAAATCTCCTTGTAAATGTAATTCATATTTTGATTACCCCACATTACATGTGTGTTTAAACTACGTTTGAACATAGTTTCTAAATTTAATAAATTATTAATTGAAGATCCAGTTTCATCTAATCTAAATTTTGCAGTTTCGTGTATAATACCTTGCATAAATTTTTCCTGTATATAAGGTTCATTGACCGGTACACATCCATACCAATCTATTGCTCTCATATTGTTGTTATTATCAATATAATGACAATGAGGATACATTGTTAATTTATAAACTCCTTTAGAATATTGATCAATAATTATATCTTTTATTTGTTTACGCCATTCTTGCTGTGGCCAAAATTTTCCGCTGTATATAATTTGATTACAGCTTTCGCCGTACCACTTAATGTATATTTTCTTATTGATTAAATCAATATCAGTTACTTCAGGTGCATATGCACTATCTTTAAAATATTCTATCCAATATAATTCATTAGAAAAAAACCAATCTACGACTTCTTTGGTATAAAGCGGTCTTTCTTTTTCATACATGAACTGATAGTTATTTGGCCAACTGTAGTTTTTGCAGAAAATTTTTCCGTCACTACTTATTAATGGCTCATAGGTTTGCTGAGCCATACTAGAAATACCTTCTTCATTAAGTTTTAAATAAGGTGTCCACTGCATATCAATTCATATAAATCTTTATAGTTGATGGTACTATTGTTAGTAACTCATGCAAACACTTATGTTCAACTGCAAATAACGCACTATTACCTTCTATTCTAAAGTTGTCTAAAATACTTCTTTTAACTGCTTGATTTAACCAACTACTTATAGAATTATCAAAGTCATATCTTGAGTTTGGATCAATTTGTGTTAATTTAACATTAATTGGATCTACTAATACAGAATGAGTTAATAATTTTCTAACAACTAATTGAATTCTGTATTTCTTTCCAACAGCGATTGCTGTGTGTAGTTTACCAGCATTCATTATATACCATATGCCATCATTAATTAAAGGATATATTTTTAAATCATTGAGGTCCAACAAGTAACTACCGTCCCCTGTAATGTTTAAATGATATCTATCGTCAATATCAGCATGTTGTGTATAAGCACTTGGTGAATCTAATACAATAATTCTAACCTCACCTATGTTAGGGCCTAGAGGCTCAATTAGTTTTTCCCATACAGATCCAATAAATTCTTGTTTTAATGTCCAAGGATCATAAAATAGATCGCCCGTCGGCTCATTTAATGTAGTTTTCATCACATCAAAAGACTTTGTTTCTGCAATTAATAGTAGATCAGAAGGTACTGTTATTGTCGTTTTTACTAGCATAATAATATTTACCGCTTCTAAATTAAGTGCGCAGTTATCCTGGTAAATATTAACATGGAACTTTATATAAATCCTGCGTGGCAAAAAATTGGAATAAGTCTAAGTGGTGGTGCTGATAGCGCACTTCTTGCTTATCTAATTTGTCTTAGAACAGATGCAGAAATACATATTGTTAGTCAAGTAAGATGTTGGAAAAATCGACCATGGCAACGACATAATAGTTTGGAAGTGTTTAAATGGTTAGAAAAGCGTTTTCCAAAAAATAAATTTGTAAGACACGAAGGGTTTATTCCGCCAGAATTAGAAGAACCAAATACTACCTATATTAAAGACGAATACGGACAAACTAAACCAGGTAATAGGATAATACTTAGGGCCCATAACGAATTCATAATTCATACATATAAATTAGATGCTTGGTTTTCTGCTGTAACTAAAAATCCAAATATAGATATAGTAGGAGCTTTAAAAGAAAGAGATGAAGGCGTGTTACCCATTCATATGAAACATATGGGTATTGACATTTATCATCCTTTCGTGTATACTATGAAAGACTGGATAATAAAACAGTATTTTAAAAACAACATTGAAGACCTTTTAAAATTAACTCGTAGTTGTGAGGGCGAATTTGAAGATATAGATTATACAACATATACACCAGGACAATATGTTCCTGTATGCGGTAATTGTTTCTGGTGTAAAGAACGTGAGTGGGCATTAGAGTGTCAAGGCTTATAACATTCGGGTGTTCGTTTACATCTGGTTACGGACTAACAGATTCATCACAAGCATGGCCTGTAGTTTTAGGTAAACTTATTAAACGGACTGTAGTTAATAAAAGTATTCCAGGAAGTAGTAATCTTGAAATACTTAATAACATATTATCGTTTAAATTTAAAGAAGATGATATAGTTGTTGTAGGATGGACATATTGTCATAGAGATATAGTGTTTAATAAATTATTGCCAGATATAAGAATTTCGCCAGGCAGAGATAGTACGTTATTTAAAAAATGGACTGAGCTACATAGCAATTATGATAATAATGTGAGAGCAGGAATTTATATACATCACGCAGAGTTATATATGAATAGTATAGGCATTAAACATTGTAATTTTTGGGCTCCGTCTTATGCAGATTCTATATTGGATAAGATATTAGATTCTGTTGCCGGACAGTATCTTGGAAGTATACCTAAATTTGTTGGTAAAAATACTCTGTATAGTAATATTTTAAACATTGTTGATTTAGCAAGCGATAACAGTCATCCTGGTCCTATTTCACACAGTATTGCCGCAGAAAAACTTTATAAGATTATAAATGAAAAGTGAAACATTTTGTATGCACCCTTTTACAGGGTTAGCAACACGCGAAGATGGTGCAATTAAAATTTGCTGCCGGAGCCAACCTATTGGCTGGATACAAAATCAAAGTTTAGAAGAGGTGTGGAATAGTGACAATATGCAACTTGTTCGCAAGCAAGTATTGTGCGGAGAACGTCCTGAAGTTTGTAAACCCTGTTTTGATTTAGAAGATCAAGGTGTAGAAAGTTTACGACAACGTCACATTAATGGTGTTATACCTGAAGCACGTATTAACTTATATCCTAATACACCGCTACAAGAAATAATGCCTTTTGAATTTCCTACAATGGAAATTAAACTTAATAATTTATGTAATTTAAAATGTCGTATGTGCAATCCGCTAGATAGCACTAACTGGAAAGATTGGAATGAGGTTGTTCCATTTTATAAAAAAGAAAATAACTATCTTGTACCTACTATAGAAAGTCTTGTTAAAACACCAGGTCAATATATTGGACCATTTGACGACACAGATAATTGGTGGACAAGTTTTGAAAAATTAATTCCACATTTTAAACGAGTTGAGTTTGCAGGCGGAGAACCACTAATGGATCCGCAGCATTACAAAATACTTGATATGCTTAAACCATATGGTAAGAATATAGAAATTAAATATGCCACTAATGGCACAACATTAGGCATAAGCAAAGGAAGGACTATACATGATTATTGGCCACATTTTAGAAGTGTTGCCGTTAATGTCAGCATTGACGGCATTCACGATATTTACAATTACATACGTGGTAACGGTAACTTTAATGACGTTGAAAGAAACATTAAAGAGATAAAAAAGATTCCAAATGTAAGTCGTGTAGTTGGTGCATTTACAGCACAGGCTGGTAACATACTACAAGCCGCAGAATGTATTGATTATTTTATTAACAAAATGGACATAGTATTTTATAGTCATCGCGTAAGCTACCCTAATTGCTTATCAGCACAGGTATTGCCTAACGATTTAAAAGCATTAGCTATTACTAAATTGTTAGCAGTTAAGTCTCAAGTAGATGAATGGGAAGCAGTTAAGAAAAATCCTTTACTAAGAACAGTTACACATCAACAAATACAAGATAATATTAACTATCTTCAAGCAAAAGATCAGCATAATCTATGGAGAGACTTTTTAGAGTTTAATCTAGCTTTAGATGCCACACGCAATCAAAGTTTGTTTGATGTAATTCCAGAGTTTAGGCCATATGTATAAAGTTACAAGTAGGTGGCCGCACCAGAATAGTATTAAGATCGAATGGAACATCGGCAAACGTTGTAACTATGATTGTAGTTATTGTCCAAGTAGTATACACGACAACTCAAGTCCACATACTGATATAGAAATACTTAAACGTACTGTAGATAAATTAGTAACATTAGGCAAATCTATACGTTTAAGTTTTACAGGCGGTGAACCATGCGTTCATCCTAAGTTCCTAGAATTAGTAAGATACTGTAAACATGTAGGCATTAGTTGGATTAGTGTAACAACTAACGGCACATTACCGTACGAATTCTATGCTAGTCTTCCAGTAGATCAATATGTATTCAGCATACATCTAGAGTATGACTGGAAACGTGTTTTTAACACTATAGAAAGTGTTGTTGACATTACTAAGATAAATGTAATAGCACAAATTATGGCTCATCACAATTATATGGACGCTGTATTACAATTACGAGCAAAGTGTTTGCTAGCAGAAATTCCTAGTACTGTTAGACGTATACGATGGACTAAGGGTGATCACGATTTATTTGACGATCTTCGATATAATGCAAATGACTTAAATTGGTTAAAAGAACAAGATGCAACAGTTCAGCCAAATACAATAATAGATGACACGCAATTAATACATGCCAACGATGTAATTAAATTGCATTTAAACAAATACAATGGTTGGACTTGCAACGCAGGTATAGAAAGCCTGATGATAAATTGGGATGGAGATGTACACAGGGCAACTTGTAGAGTTGGTGGTAGTCTAGGCAATATTTATGAAGATAACTTTGTTGTTCCTAGCGAACCAGTTACGTGCAACCGTAATTTCTGTACCTGCGCGGCAGACATACCGTTAACTAAGGAAAAATTGTGAAACGTACTATTGGATTTTTTGGTGATAGCTTTTGTGCTAGTCGATATTCATTGTCGTTTAACTACAAAACTTATACCTCAATGCTTTCTGATTATTATAATGCTAAAATTGTAAATTTGGGAACTGGCGGTAGTTCTATTGGCGATCTTATTTTGTTGCAATTAAAACCATTCATTCAAAAAAACAAGGTTCCTGATATTTGTGTTTTTGCATGGACTGATCCAGGTAGATTATTTCATCGAACTATTAGAAATTTAAATTACGCATCGGTACAAACTAATACTGAACGATCTAAGGTATGGGATTCAGCTCGAGATTATTTTACATACTTAAATGATCAGGAATTTTTAGAATTACAATATGTAGCATTATTAGAACATGTTGATAATAACGTGTTACCTAAACTACCAACTAAAACTAAAATTGTACATCTGTGGTCGTTTGGAAAACCAAAAGAATGGAATACGGCAGGATTTAACGCAAGTAATCTTGAATATTATTATACTTGGAAAAATGGTGTTGAAGTTAGGCCGTCGTTAATGTCGGTGTGTATGATGGATAACCCTTTAGATGATATCTTTAATGATACAGCTCCCAATCATTTATCCAATAAATTAAAAAATGAACTAGTATTTAATTACATTAAATCTGCTATCGATATACAATAATATACAATTAAAAAAAGGTCAGTAATGATAAAGACAACAGCAATCAACGAAAAAGTTCAATCTAGTATGATGATTACATGGGATACTGGACGTAGATGTAACTACGACTGTACATATTGTGATGCAACCAGACATACTAATTATAGCAAACATTCTAGTTTAGATGAACTTTTAAAGACTTTTCATTTTGCAAAAGAGTGGTATGAAACTTATACAGCTCATCGTGCGAATCCAGTGTACGATCCTGGCATTGATTTCACTGGTGGTGAACCAACTAACAATCCTAACTTTTGGAAATTAATTAAAGAGATTAAAACTATCGATGATCGCTGGAGACTAAGTTTAACTACTAACGGCACTTGGCATTATAAGCGTATGGACACTGTGCTTGATACATTATTTGGTCTTTCAATTAGTTATCACCCAGAAGCAGATAAAAAATTAAAAGACCGTGTTTTAAAAAATATTGTTGAAATTGCGCAGACTAGTCTTTGGTTACAAGTTAACGTAATGCTTCATGTTGATTATTGGGATGAGGTTGTACAAGTATGTGACTTTCTAGATTCTAAAGGAATCAAATATAACCCTGTTCCGATTGGAGATGGCAATAGAGCCATCAGTGGTTGGTTCATTGATGCCGACGGAAACAATCGACGTACAAGTCATGTTTACAATAAAGAACAACAAGAATGGTTTTGGAAGAAAACTAACTTTAAAGGTTCAGCTAGTAATAGTAATGAGGGCACAAATATTGGTCGTAAATGTTGTGGCGGTAGATGTTTAATAGGAAAAGTAGAAGACGAATGGCAAGATATAAAATTAGTTGACAATCACTTTAAAGGCTGGAGTTGTACAGTTGACTGGTACTTTTTACATATTAATCAAGAGTTTGGAGATATATTCCATCATCAAACTTGCCGAGCATTACACGGTGAGAAGATAGGTGCTATTGGTAATCTTAAAGATGGTGAAAAACTTATTGCAGATTTAAAAGAACGTTTAAAAAATCCAACACCAATTATTTGTCCAAATCAACGATGCGGATGTGGTATGTGTACTCCTAAAGCAAGAGATGAAAAGGACTTTAAAGTAATATGGACTCAACTAGTAAAATAATAATGATTAAGGTAGATAATGGGCGTGACCTTGCCGGCCTTAATCACGAAACAAAGAATTTACAGGGTAAATTTTGTAGTAAGCCATTTGAAACATTATCAGTGCGTGATGATGGCAGTTGCTGGATGTGCTGTACAAGCTGGTTACCTTATAGCATTGGCAATTTAAACGAACAGTCATTTGAAGATATATGGCACGGCGAAGTGGCCACTATAATTCGTGAATCTATACTAGACGGAAGTTTTAGATATTGTAATCATACAGTGTGTGGCGATATATCCGATAACCGGTTGCCTGATATTGAAGGCACTCCTACACCAGCAGGATTTCCAACACACATTATGTTTGAAAACGATGCTAGTTGTAATTTAACTTGTCCAAGTTGTCGTACTGAAAAAATATACGACCATGAAGGGCCGGACTATGAACGTAAGTTGGCATTACATTATAAAATTATCAATACTGTATTTGACAAACCACATAACAAACATATTACATTAGATATGACCGGCAGTGGAGATCCATTTGGTTCTAAAATATTTCGTGAGTTTCTAGTTAATTTTGATCCAACACCGTGGCCTAACTTAATATTAGACCTACAAACCAACGGGGTAATGCTTACACCAGCATATTGGCGTAGAATAGCTAAGTGGCACAGTAAAATTAGAAGTATTCGAATTAGCTTTGATGCGGCTTGCGAGGAAACTTATAACGTAGTGCGGCGGGGAGGAAATTGGCCAACGTTGCTAATAAACTGCGACTACATCAATAACGAAATAAGCAAATATCCCAACATTAACGTACTAACACAATTTGTAGTACAAGATTTAAATTATAAAGAAATGATCGACTATACTAACTTAATACTTACACGTTACCCTAATTTTTATTATGTAGAGTTTCAGTTAGTTATTGATTGGGGAACATGGAGTGAGGACATTTACAATCAACGTACTATCTGGAAAACAGAACATCCAGAATATACAGCATTTAAAGAAGTGCTAACTAATCCAGTCTTTAATAACCCTAAAGTTAGACTGGGCAATGTAGCAAATGTGCCAGCTCTGGAAACGTAGATTTAAAATTAGTCTTACGTAATGCTTCTAATTTTTCAATGTATTCTTTAAAAGCAGGTAGTTGATCAGTATGATCTTCTGCATTCATAAAATCTAATACTGCTTGCCAACGTTTCCAACCGTACGGATTATTTTTCCAGAAGTCTTCATCTTGTCTGTAATTTTCATATAACCAACTAGCAAGATCTGCAAAACTCTTACGTACTTCTTCTTTGTCTGCTTCGGGCAATAGTCTAATACTTAAAAATGTAGGTATGTACAACAGATGCATATTAACAATTCCGCCGCCAGCTTGTATACCGCCTACAGTATTTTCAAGATTAACTTTCTTAAAATTCTGTTTAATTTTCCATTTAGCAAAATCAGCCAAGTGTTTAATATTAAGAATTTGTATAGCAGTAGCAATACTAACTTGTATGTTGTCAGGTGTATTATCTAACTTGTGAAGATTACGCTCGATAGTATCCCAGTCACTAGGATAGCGTATATAATAATTACGATCGCCGACTGCATCGATGCTGAATCCCACTTTAACTTTTTTAAATTTTTTCCAAAGCTCAATAATTTCGTCATCAACTAATAATCCATTTGTATTATAACGTATAAGAATTTTATCTGAATACCCTTGACGAATAATTTCTTCAAGGAACCACTTATGCTCGCGAATCATCAATGGTTCTCCGCCAGCAAAGTATACTTGTTTTAAATTAGGAATCTGTGCATACATTTCTTTCCAGAAGTCTGGATTTTCATGCCAAAAGTTATTAAAATCTTTTCTATCCCATTGCATTTGTTCTTTAAGTTCTTTTGCTTGAAATAGTGGATAGATTTTCTTGTGATCACCAACCCATTGACTGCTGTCATGCGGACTGCACATAACACACTTTAAGTTACAAGTGTGTCCTAATCTTAAATCTAAATAAACAAGTTTCTCAGGAACAGTGCCATCTTCTTTGGTTTGTTTAATAAGTTCTTCAACATCAATTCCATCTTCCATCCAAGAACCTGTTTCCCAAATACGTTTACTGGCAACCCCACGTGACTCTTCAGCAATGCACTTACTACAACTAGCAGGTATCTTCCCTTCAAGCATAGTTAAGCGTACATCTTTCATATACTCATTGTTCCAAGCACTCATAGGAGTTTCACGGCCAAAATTTGCTGGTTGCCCTTTTTCGTTTTTAACAAGGCCTACAGTATGATTCTCACCTGCACCACTAGCATTAGCACTACAGCACAATCGCATATCACCGTTGGGTCGTGTAGCAAAATGTATCCATGGCAATATGCAAAAAGTCTTGCTTCCTGATACTACTTCAATTTTATCTTGCCATTGTTTAATTTTATTCATTTTTTACCAATAATCATAAATCTTTTATATAGAGGAAGATCAATTTCGCCAGCATATAAAATATTTTTAATATTACACTGAGATTTGAATTCTTCTAAATCTTGAGAAATTCTAACATGCTCTGGTATATTGTAATTATTACCTTGCACAATAATTAATACATCGTCAGAGAGTAAATTAAACCATTGATCGTATTGTTGTTGTGTTATATGTTCACAACTTGTGTTAATAACTATAGTAGCTTCGGGATTAGTGTAATGACACATATCACCTGTAATAGCACTAAATCTACCTTCTATCTCTTGTCTCTTATTAACTGTAGATGCAATTTTTTCACATTCAGGGTCAATGTCAATACTTGTAATATGATTAATACCTATATCTGTATTAAACAACAAACTTGCAAGTACTCCATTCCATCCTCCATATATAACAATATTTGCTGTTACTGGAAGCCATGAGAACGTTTTTTCTAAAGATTCTATTAACCAAACTTTACTGTTAATTTGTCCTTTCCAAAAACTTTCAAGTGTGCGATGTTGATTATCGCTGTTACGAATTGCATCCATCCAAAATAAAACATCTTGTATATCAACTTTCAAACTGCGCTCCTAATTTGTCAAACGTTCCACACTGTTTACTACATTCTATTAGAGGATCATTATTCCAAGTTTCTGCTATTTTATCAAAATACCCACTGTTAAAAATTTCACCCAAGGAATGACTATTTAGATCTGGTAATACTCCAATTTTATCCATATAATCAATCCGCCGATTTTGATTAGGCAGTATCCAATCAAAGTCTAACCAACAGCACGGAGTAATTTTACCACACGAGGATACATAGAAATTTTTGTTCTTCTGTGCTTTACATTTTATCTCTGGTTTAACATCTGTAATGTAACCAGTTACCTTACTCATCATATCTTTGCTTTTTTGTGTAGGGTATAAGATATGTGTAGTTTTACCTACATCGTCAAGTACATTGAATTTACCTTTTTCAAATCTAGTAGTATGTTTAATTTGAAATTTTTTAAATCCAAGCTCTTCGCTTAGTTTTTTACATTTTTCTATTTGATGCTCGTTATGATCAAACACTAACATATGCCATTCAGCATATCCACCAGCTTGTATAAAGTCATAAGCATTGTCAATTATCTTATCAAAGTCTGTGTTAATTCGATACAAATTATGAGTGTCTTCTAACCCGTCTATACCAAATACTGTTCGAACATTTGCACGGGCTAGACCTTGCCACCATGATTTATCTCTTGCACTACCGTTTGTGTGCATTGATAATTGTATTAAAGGATTTACTGTTCTAAGATATTCAAAGATTTCTAAACAGTCTTTAGCAATAATAGGATCACCTAAGTTACCACACATAAACAAACTATCTAGTTGTTTAATAAATGAGTCAGGAAACCAAGACTTAAATTTGTCTAGATTAATTTCATCTAATTTAATTAACGGATTAATTACACCGCCGTTTATCCTTCGAGGACACATAGGACAACGAGCCTGGCACTTGCTGGTAATTTCTAAGTGTATGTCTCGTATATCTTCTAATTTATACATTTTTCATCTTTGGTATTTTGCTATCTGCGCTACTAACGCAACTAGGTGTTACACAGTGTTTTGCTGATTTAAAAATATCAAACCCATGCTCTAATGTTCCTAAAGGTTGTTCGTAACAACTATAGCTACGCTTTACTTCGTTTTCTCGAATTACTATTCCTTGATATCCTGCATTACATAACCAACCTTTAAATTTATTAAATCCAAATGCATTGAATCGCTCAGCTTGATCTATATAATACTTATTACCTGTTGCATCCTCTAATTCAATTTGAGATACATTTTCGCTTTGCCACACTTGCGGAAACCCTATTTGCATTTTATCAATTTGATCCGTTGTGTATTCATTTATTACAAAACTTGCGGTGGGGTCACTTTGAGGTTTTAAAGTAACATTAATACCTCGTTCAGCAAATCTTTCACATCTAGCATATAAGTCATCAAACTGATTAGGAACCATAACTTGATTAATGGTTACAAATACTCCATTGTTTATAAGATATAAACATTTGTCGCCAAACTCTTGCTCTTTTGCAAACTCAGCATGATAACTTGCTGTAATACTTCTTCGCTGTAAAGAGTCTGTAGTAGTTAACCAATTGTTCCACCATTTACTGCCAGGGGATAAATTAGTGGTCATGTGGATGCTTTGATACAAAGCATTACTATCCGCACAGTAATGTTCTATAATTTTATCAAATTGTTTGTAAGCAGTAGGTTCGCCGCCACTAAAACTAAAATGAAAATCTGGAAAATTATTTGCGCGAGCTTGAGCTTTTATACTGTCAATAGTACGTAGGTATAATTCTAATTCTTGATGATCTGGTTTGTCAGACCTAGCATAGGGCCAGCAATAGGAACAATTATAATTACAGAATCTTGCAAGGATCCACGATACTGTAAAAAGACGAGTATCTAATAAAGTTTTTTGACCAAAGCGTACTATTTGTTCAAAAGGTATTTTTTGAAAATTGTTCATTTAACCATTCGAAGTCATTTATCTTCGCTAATTCACTAGGTGCATTTTGCCAAAACAAACCAAAATATTTTCCAGCAATAGCTCCCAGATGTGCATATTTGCCGTATGGCGCTGACTCATTTAATGTACACCACGCTTCTAGTCTTAACTGAGTTTCTATATCGTCTTGCCTATCGATTGTTTTGCTTGATAATTTTACACATTCTCTAAATGCACTTTTCCACGTATTAAACGGATCAGTATTAAATGCTGTAATATTAGATATTTCAGGCATTGCTTTAAACAACGTACTAATACTTGTTGTCATATCAGTTTTTGATGTATCCATGTTTATTGTTAATTTACGAGGAAGTAGTTTAACACCTCCGTAACCATAAACTAAATCGTTAACAGGATTTATACTGCGCCATACATGTACTGTTTCTAAATCCCATTCAGGAACAACATAATCAAATTTAAAATCTTCAACTATTTCTGCATCAGCATCTACGACCCAAAACATCTTTGTAAAACACAATTTTGCCGCTTGGATGTGTGCTTGATGAATTCCTTTTACTCCGTGAACTCTTTTAGCTGTAGGAAATTTAGACTTTAATCTTTCCCAATTAATGTCTGCATAAGGTTCTTGATAAGAAATAAAAATGATATCATACATATTATTATTATACTATTATTTTAAAGTATTGTCAACCATAAAGTCTTTAAGACTAAAATTAGTTCCAAGCATATGATCTAGTGATGCTGCTTTGTCGTTACTCCAAACTAACACCTCGGGGTCGTCGTATAAAAAATCACAATTCTTACAGTAATCAATACTATCAAAATTTTTGTTAGCATGTGCATCACGTAATTTATTGTATGCTTCTCCGTTCCATATTTCTTCTATTGATTGTGTTTCTACATGTCCTAGCACACTTAAACTTTCGTTTGGTGGACCCATTGTTTGACAACACGAAGTAACTGCGCCTGTAAGACCATTATTGCCACCGGCTCGGATTGTAATTTCAGGAGCAAATGGTCTACCACAAGTTCTACGTTTTTTAGGATCTCTAAAATATACAGGAGTATAATTGCCACTCCAGTTGTGCATTTTCCATATGTATCCTAACGTTCCAGTTGGGCCAATAAAATTATTACGGTACTGTTCAACTTCGTAATCTATTTGCGTATTATCTAATATCAAATGATAACTAGACAGTATACATTTGCTGTTAGATTTTTTAATATACTCTTTGGCCTTTATTACATTGGTCTTTAGTAAATCAAAATTATCAACATTCATCCACTCACGATATTTTTCTTTATTGTATCCAATACAGCTAAATCTTGCAAAACTTAGTCCAGCGTCTACACAATCTTGCATGAAATGACCGCTGAAAAAACTTCCATTAGTATACATAAAACTAGGAAAATTTCGTTTAGTGCATGCTTCTATGTACAAAGGCAAATCTTTAGCAAGAGTAGGTTCGCCACTACCTTCAAGATTAATAACTGGATTACCTGGTAACTGATCTAATATATTTTCAAACATATTAAGTGGCATTTTACGTGTCCAGGCCTTGCCTCTACCTTCAGTCTGTGGACACATTTGACAGGTATAATTACATCCCCCAAAAACTTCAACTACTGCACGTTCTAGATTAGGTACGCTCAATTTTAACTCCATGTCCTTCAAAATTATTAAACGACGGTAATAGTAGCATTGCTTTTACCTTTGTATCCATAGACTGATCTTCAATAGTTATTTTTATGCGTTTTTTTTCAGTTTTTAATATTTTTGTTTCATCATATCCTAACTCAGCTAAATCAAAATTAGCTTCAATCTTAGTTTTTCTAAAAAACTTTTTCATCTGTGCATGTGTCTCGACCATTGCAGGTTTAATAGTAAATCCATCTAAATGAACATGCGGTATATAATGACCGCGTTCATCTGTAACTACTAAAAAAACTTTAGAGCTATTAGTATATTCAGCAATTTCTTCTACTGTGTTAAATTCTTTTATAAATTGCATAGGTTGACCGCCTGTATTAAAACAAAGACAATCTATTTCATCGGGTGCAAAATATTTTATAATTGCTTGTCTTGTTCCACCCGGATGTATTCTCCAGTCAAGAGACACAGGACTCCAATGAACCCCAACTGGCTTTCTTAGACCGCCTTCAGTAAAAAATCCATGTGTAAGCCAAACTGCTTTTACATATCCTTCAATTTCTTCTTGATATCTGTTATACACAGGATCTGTGTGAGATAACCATATAGTAGGTTCTACTTCTTTATTAATACCGTATTGAAAATAATTTATTAAGTAGTTTTCGTAGTTTTTAATTCTGGGCCAATAACTTAACATGTGTTTAGACACACGAGCTATACCTAATATTTCGTCAGGTTTCTTAATATTCCAAAATTCATTTCCAGCATTTTCCCATATACCATTAATAAAATTAGCCATTCCATTTACTCCACATACGTTCTAACATAGGAAAATAACCAATATCAGTATGTCTGTAGTCGTATTCTATGCGTTTTTTATTAAATTCAATTGAGTAAAAATCTGTATATTCTTTAAAAAAATCTACTGCCTCAGTATATGGCATATCAATAATTTTTCCCACAGGTGCATAACCAAGTGCAAGCTGTTCGTCTGTAGGATCTACTCCTCTTGCTTCTAACCATTTTGTAAAATTGTCATCCATAGGCAATTCATAGCCTGTTCCAAAGTAACAATTAAACTCGCCGCTGATTATTCTGTGTTCTGAAATGCCATTTGCTTCTACTATATTATCATTGTCAAGATATGCTTCGTACCATGTCTTGCCTGTTTGCGCATAATGAAGATAAACTAAACCATCAGTAATGTCTCTAGTAAAATTTCGTTTTTCTTCTAGAGGAATTTCAATACGATCTGTTACTCCAAGTACATTATAATAAAAATATCCGTTGGTCCATTCAGGGCTATTTTTTTCTGTTTCATACCATGCCTCTAATTCATGGCAACAATGGTTAAGCATAGATATTGCATTTCTTGTTTCCCCATTAGCTTTAGCTAAAACAGTACCTGGTTTCCATAATTGTCCTTGTGTTATTTCAAAATGATGATGTAGAACATTAAGAAGATCTTGATTGTGTTCGTATCTTAAAGAACTAAAATCTTCATTAATTCTATATGCTTTATAATAATTTATTGTTTGGATACTCCTATCTAAATCATTACAAATATGTTCTCGCGTTCTGCAATCGTTATGAAACCCTAACAAACTAAAATTCTTTTGAAATATTTTGTTATTATGTGTTAGTAATAAATGATCTAATTGTTTAGTCCATGCAGATGCCAATGCTGTATCATCAGGTTTAATCTGAAGATATTTTATTTGATTATCTTTATTTCTAAAACCAAGCTCTATCATATATTGCTCTTTTAATTTGCTCTGCATGTGCATGTTGAGAACGTATACCAGGATGCATTTTATCTCTAGCGCATTTATCATCAATATTAGGAAAAGGTTTTATTGTTTCATTAGGGTACATAACCTCACATAAATCGTTTAGTGGATAATCCCAAGAACATAAAATTATTTTTATATTTTTATGTTCTGCTAAATCATGTATCCAGTTTACATAAGATACTGCTTGTACTATATAATATTCCTCGTCTAAAGCAGTAAGCTGATTACTTAATTCTTCATACTGTTGATGCGGCCATTGGGGTATAAGATTAACAATTTTACCTTGATCGTCAAGATACATTTGTCTATGCCATTGCGGCAAGGTAAACACAGCATAATCAAGATCTATTACTTTAGAGGCAGCACTAAACGTTTTTGCCACCCTTTGTAAAGAAGATCCACCTATAGCTAAATTAAAACAATTAAGGTCAAACTGCTTTGAAACCATACTAACAAATGTATCTTTATATTCTATACCTTCACCAAATGTAAAACTACAACCAAAAAATCCAATTTTAGGTCTAGGAGAATTAAAGTCCCATATTTCTCTAAAATTGTATCTATTGATAACGTACTCCCAATCTCCAGGTTTTACTATTTTTTCCTCTGCTGAATTCATACCTAGTACAGTTGTATAGCCGCGCTCATAGTCATCTTTAGACCATACTGATTTTTTAATACCAAATTGTGCAAGGTCGTCAATACTATTAACATGACTTGATGATGTTTTTACATATTTTATATACTCTTCAAGAGTTAAACCTCTTATATATTTTTTTATTTTATTTAACATTGATAAGCTCCGGATTAAATGCAAAAACATCATTGTTTCGAATAGTATCAATCTGTTGCGATTTCCATTTAAACTTTTCAAATAGTATGCTGCGATCTTCACTATACATAAAATCAATAATATTTTGCCAACCGCTAAAAGGTATTGCTGTGTCAGCCTCAAGCTTCTTGCCATACTTTGTTATTTTTTCAGCGGCTTGATCTTTTAAATGGGCAGGAAGAACTGTTATACTATAATAATCAGGAGTAAACAAAGGATTCAGGTGAAATCTATCAACCCAATAATTTTCAATGTTGAAGCCCATGTGCTTGTGTATTGATTTTAAAGGCATAAGATCTGCTTTATGTAAAACTTCATGCAATTCTGTTAATCTAAATATATTTAATATACTCACTGTAGGATGAAACCAATAATCAACTACTCCGCTTTCTCGTATACGTTTTAAATTTTCAAATGTAGATTTCCAGTTACCTTTATATCTGATATATTCAAATGCATCACCTTCGCCATCGATGCTCAAACTTAAATGTACATGTTTAAATTTTTTCCAATAATCTAATACATTGTCTTTATCTCTACCTAACGTGGTCCCATTGGTACTGTATCTTAATTCAATGTCATATTTTTTACGTTCATCAAGTAGTTTTAAAATTTTCCAATGTTCAGGCATCATTAGTGGTTCGCCACCTGCAAAATGTATCTGCTTCATTGTATCTAAATTTTGTGCAATGTCGTCCCAAAATAAATCTGCTTTTTCTAAATCAATTAATCTTGTTTCAGAATATTTGTCGTATCCAGGATGTAGTTTAATCCAATCAGATGCCCACTGTGTACTAAACAGTGGTGAACATGTTGTGCAAGCTAGATTACAATAGTTACTAAATCTAAAATCCCAGTATTTTAATTGCAATGAAGGAATGGCACCGTCTATATCTGTTTGTTCAATTAACGGTTGCATTTCTGCATACCATCTATCATTAAAGCCTGTTCGCATACTATTAAGTCCAACAGCTTCTTTAGAAGTACATCTTTCACAAGCAGTAGGCAGAGGCTTGCCTTCAAGCATATTTTTCCTCATTACTTTAGCTTGATCACTATTAACAATTTCTATAAGTTTTTGAGTTTTTACATTTCCAAAACTATTTTCGTTTTTTAATGGGGTTTGACAACATGCAAAAGCTCTACCGTCGTTGATGACGTGCAAGTGCATCCAGGGTGCTACACAAAAATTATTAAAATCTTTATTCATATTGCATTTCTTTGAAAAGGTCGTAAAATTTCCAAGTGTGTTTTTTATCATAAAACTTTTTCTTATTGGCCTCGATAAATGGTTTTGTTAAAATTATACGATCATTAATTTCTTCTTTAGACAATTTAGATAATCTGTCAACTTCAGTCATTATTAAATTTAATTTAATTTTTAAATCACTAACACTATCATATGTTTCATTAAACAGATCTACATAACTAAAATATCCTTCGTTATTAAGATAACGCATAGTAGATAAACTTCCTACTACCATAAAAGGATAACCTTGAGCAATAGCGTTCCATATATTTGGCGATACCCATAGTGCATTTGTTTCTGACAGATACGTTTTATCCATCATAGGTGTGAACGGCTCTGCTACAATTGCAAATAGACTGTCTTCTAATGACTCCGATATATTTGCGATAGTTGTCTCAGATGATAATAAATTATTAATTATATCTTTTTTTGACTGTTTGTTATTTAACAATGACTCATTAGTAAATATTTTACTATCTAAATTTAGATTTTTGTTTTTCTTAACATTAAATTCATAGCAACCTTTATCTAATAATTCTCTAGATTCTAGTTCAGTAATAGTAGCCAGTGAATGCATTGACGATTCACCAGTTAATGCTGTAAATAGTAAACTGGGATTATTCCAATTATTGATATCAAAACTTTCACGCACTTCATCATCTAGTAAAAATGTGACCCAATGATAATCAATATTTTGATACTTAGATTTACAAGTTAGTTGATAAGCAATTTGCCACCAATCAATACCAAATACTTTAACCTTGTCAAATAATTCCTGATAGGAACAATTAATATCACCGGTTATTAAATAAATTTGATCAGTAGGAACTCCGTTTCGAATTAATACATCAATTCTTTCTTTAAGATTTTGCATAAAGTTATAATCACCTATCCATTGTTGATAAAGTAATAATAATTTCATTTTTCGTTTTTTAATACGAGTTAATGTCTTTTCCGGAATAATATCAATAAGACGATTCCGTATTGCTGTTTTTGAAAGCTCCAATGGATAAAATAAATTTGACGCCATATCTCTTTTAGTAAACAAATTAACTGTGACTTCGTTTGCCTTCATTACATTATAAAAATACGTAGTTTTAAGGACTTGATCACTGTATTCTAAACTAGACATCACTGGAATATCGTACTGTTTATTAATTTTATATCGTGTTATGCCGTTAGGAACAGGTATTCCGTTAACAATATTATCGTAATATAAATTAATTGTAGGTCGCAATAGGATCATCAATGTTCCTTGAGTCAGGTGTTAACACCCAGCCTTCTTTGTCTGCTAACTCTTTTATTGCTATGTCTGTATCAGGTATAGTATCAATCCAATCTGTTAAAATTTTAGGAAATACATATATGGATTTTGATCTGCGCTGATCGTACTGCTGATAAAAAGTTTTAAAGTCTCTCCACAGTGTAATAGGATTACTTGTTCTGCGATGAGGTGCATCTACTGTAACAAGATAATCAATTAATCTTTCAATACTTGCACGTTCAAATTCGTGCCAACCTGGTAGGTCTTTATTTTGCGCATACCATGTTGACAGCTTTTTATGGCAATGATCTTTAATATGATTAGGTAGTGCCAACGGACTTTGAAAACTAGGAAATCTTAACAGATTTAAACTAACAGTAGGAGTTCTACTTTGTGTCATTTCTTTTAGCTGGTACATTTCGTCAAGAAATTCAGTAATACTAAACAAAGATAAACTATTAATAGTCATCATTATGTGTACACCTTTATAGTTTGCTTCTGTAAGAATTCTTTTTAGATTTGTTTTCCATAGTTGATAATCTAGACCATCACGTATGTATTCTGCTTGATCGCCTACTGCTTCGCAACTTGTGTACAAATCAAAGTGTTTAATATTTTTTGATTTAGCAATTAACTTATCTATAATATCAGACTTTGCAATTAAGTTACTGTTAATAGCAAATCTCATATCACTGTTTTGCGCTTCAAACCAATCAAATAATTTCCATGTGTTACCACTCATTAGAGGTTCGCCGCCTGTGATTCGTAACTCTTGTAGACTTTCTGATAGTCCGTTATCCCACCATTTCCAAAATGCTTGTACATAGGGATTATCTTCATCGTCTTTGTAAGGCTGTGCCCAAGATCCATCGTGATGAAATGCGCCTGCGCCGTCACTTACAAGATTAATATAAGGACCGTTGTTTTTAATATCCTTTGCCCATGTAGTTGAGAAACTAGCATTACAATATGAACAGGCAAGATTACATACCCTATCAAATGCAATTTCAAAAGTTTTTAAATTAGTATTTTCGTTTATGTCTGCATCAAACGCCTGTTGTAGTTCTTCATCAGTATAAATGATACTTTTAAATGTTCGATCACTAACAGCATCTTTGCCCATGTCTTCCATTTTCCAACAGTACTCACACTCGCGAGGGCGTTCGCCAGACTGCATCATTCGACGCATTTCTTTTTTATGTTCAGTATTATGAATAGCAGTGTAATTACGTTTAATTTCCTCTATTGGAATTTTATGTGCTGGAGGATGATGGCAACTTGCTGTGGTACCACTACCTAGCCATGTAGTAGCATTATACCATTTTGCTCCGCAGAAGCTGGTGCTCTTAGTGTCTAGAACACGTTCTCTATATTGCTTTAAATCTTCTTCAGGCTTCTTGGGCATCCCATTCCTTTAATAAGTTTTTGAATTCAGGAAATATCTTAGTAAACGATTTGTTTCTTCTAAAATTATACTCTTGTATGTATCTTACAAAGTCCTGTCTGTGTTCTACTGCTGGTTCTGCTGTGCGTAAGTAATCACAAAATCTTTGTATTTGATCCCATTCTTCTAAATAGATTCGAGCATACTTTTCTAAGCTATAATATTTCAGCCATTTTTCACAAGCTACATAGATATCATCTGCATACTGCTGTCTTTCTTCTTTATCTAAAAGAGTGCATTGCAAATGTGGTGGCCATCTTAGATAATTTATACTGAGCGGAATTCGATTATGTTCAAAGTTTGTATTGTAATCTTTACGTAACTGCATTACTAGTTCTATAAAATCTACAAAGGTAGGTAAACTTAATATGTTAACAGTGGTCATTATAGCCACTGTTGATTGCGTATTATCTAATACTTTACAAACATTCTGCTGCCATACACTGATGTCTAATCCGTCTCTTGCATATTCTGCCTGAGATCCAGTGCTTTCAAGACTAGTGTAAATATCTAAACGCTTTATCACACCTCGTAAGCTATTAATTTTATTAATTAATTTTTCAATTAATACATCAGGCACACACATGTTAGTGTTAATAGCTAATTCTAATTCAGGCTGCGGGTTTTCAATTAAGTAATCTAATAATTTCCATAAGTCTTTACTCATAGTTGGTTCACCGCCTGTAATACGCAACACTTTTAAATGCGGTAACGTTTCTGGAAACCATTTCCAGAAAGCGTCTACATACGGATTCTCATCGTGATGTGCATACGGATAACGTCCCACTTGTTTTAACCAGCCTAAATGATGAGCTCCATTCTTAACTGGGTAAGACCCGTTCTGTTGTATATCTTCCATCCATTTAGATGAAATTTCAGGACTACAGTAAATACACGCAAAATTACATGCATTGGAAAAACTAATTTCTAAATAACTAGGATAAACATTATCATTAGGGTCGCTGTTAGCAATTTGATCAAATTTATCCCATGCCCAGTAATCCGATGTTTTATAATGCCTATCGCTAAAATAATCTTTATTTAAATCTTCTATGTTCCAACAATAATCACACTCACTAGGTCGCTCGCCTTTGAGCATCAGTTCACGTTGGCTTTTTTTAAATTTACTGTTATGCAATGCCGCAGGATCTGCTAGTACTTCTTCGAGAGGAATCTTATGAGGAGCAGGATGATGGCAACTGTGATTGTAACCGTTTTGCAGATATAAAGTTGTTTGTAACCATTTAGCTGTGCAAAAACTACAACTTACTGAGTTAATTTTATCTCGTTTATCTTTGAGTATTTGTATTTTTTGCTCGTTGCTCATTTTGCCCTTTTAATTATTCTTGGCGTGTTTTGATACACCGTCTTGAAAAATTTTGAACCGTCACTATCAATATTGGAAACTTCTAAACCGCACTTGTGTTTAAGTTCAGTACCTAACCAATTAAAATAATCAGAAGTATCTGTTGTAGGACCGTATCCCTTTTCTTTCCAATACTCAGTTAAATATTCAAAGTCGCGCACCTGTGCATAATCCCAGTCAGTACAATTAGTCATGTAACAACCTTCTCGAGCACCTATTGTACTCCAAATGCCGTTATCAACGTCTACACCAATATTGCACCATATAAGTAATCGTTGATAATTTTGCCACCACACCTTTTTTATATCAGTAGTTTTAGTGCCTTGGTTGAGGCTCATTTTAACACCTTCGCGGAATCCTGCTCGCCAGGCTTGAAAAGGTGTTGCATTAGTAAAACTTTCTGAATAACTGTCGTTGAACTGATAATACTTTTCGTCAAAACAAAATTCTACTTTTCCCTTTTCGTCGTCAACTGCTGAATTTTCGTGTGTACGCATATTATTAACAAATTTACGTGTCCACATTTTTAAACCACCATTGCCATACATAAGGCCGTTGACGTGAACTTTTCCGCACCAACTAAACACATGCTCAGTAGTGAGACCTAATTCTGCTAAGTCTACTTCAATGTCAAGAAATTTTGGATCAATTATATTATCAGCATCTACAGTAACAAAGTATTCTGTTTCGCTTAGTGCGGCACATGCTTTGTGTGCGGCGTCGCTGCCCTTAACTCCATGAACTCTTTTTGCCCAAGGAACTTTTGCACATAGGTCAGCATAATTTTTTTCAGCATTAGGTTCGTCATAACTAAGGAAAATAATGTCCTGTTCCGCTACTTTAATTTTCATAATTTTTTACCAAATGATAATAATTTTCAAATATCTTACCACAATACAAACTTACATTTAATCGTTGAGCAACTTTTACTAATTGATTAGGCAGCACAAACGATTTATCGAATAGTATATTATACAACTTTACTTCTATTGTGTCTAGTAAAATATTTGGGTCGTCTTGATCAGTAACATATATCAGCTGAGTTTTATCTTTATAATATGCAGTCTGAGTTAATAACGCTCGTAGTTGTTCGGTCATACTGATTGTCCAAACTCCCTGTTTAACATCTTGTTCGATTACAACTGCATTATTAGTATTAACATTATCAACTTTTTGAATTTGATGAACGCTTGTATCTACGTCAAATGTTAATAGATCTTGATGTTTCAATTGCAATTCATATTTTAAATCTGTCTTGCCAGTAGGAACAATAATGTAGTCTTGCATTCGCTTTTGTTCAGTTGAAAACTCTTTATAAAGTTCGGCTTCTACTTCTATATACGGAGTTGACTCGTCAAGCTCATTGGTTATTTTCCATATCTCGCCTCCAGGATCTTTAAAATTAAAATACCATTTCATTTTAATTTTTCTTTCCAAATTTCAATAGTTTTGTCAAGACCGTCACTTAAACTTACTTTAGGTGTCCACCCGGTTAGCTTGGTAAGTAAATTATGATTACTATTCAACCAATAAATTTCTCCTGGACGGTGTAGTTTGCGATGCCAATGTATTTTACCATCCCAATTAAGTTTCTTTGCAATTATAGTTGCATATTCTCTAATCTTAATTGGATTATCTGGACCAATAGTTAAGATTTTTCCTGTGTTTACTAGTGCAGGATTATTGATAATAGTAGTCCAAGCACTTAGCATGTCATCGATAAAGATAAAGTTACGATATGGCTCTGCATATCCAAACTCTGCTTCATACGGATTAGCCAGCATCTGACTAATAATTTGTTCAGTAACAAAAAATTCATTATCCTTGCGGCCATAACAGTTTGTTTGTCTAATAGCAGTAAATGGTAGTTCTAAACAACGATGTGCATATTCTAAATATTTTTCAACTCCATACTTAGCCACAGCATAAGGCGCATTAGGATTGGGCGGTGTGTTTTCGTCAAAAGCTTCAAATATTTCCGGAACTCTACCAGATTGGACAATATCACTAATAGGTTGCCAACCATACACTTCCATAGTACTTGCAAACACGAAGTTTTTAAGATTAGGAATTTTTGTTGCAGTTTCAATTAAATTGACACTACCTACATAATTAATTTGACTAAATGTTATTTGTTCGTAAAAACTTTTTTCTACTTCTGTACGTGCGGCAAGGTGTACAATAATGTCAGGCTGAAAGTCTAAAACTTCTTTTGTAACTGCATCAAAATCTAGTAAGTCGCTTTTTAAAGAATAAATCTCGTGTTGTTCTTTTAACAACGGTTCTAAATGTTGACCTATAAAGCCGCTTGTTCCAGTCATTAAAATTTTCATTATTATTTTCCTTTTATATTAATTTCTCAATAATATTATCTGTTAGAAACTCGTCTTCCACATAATGTAATAAACCTTTTTGAACATAATTACCCAGAATTAATGTACCATCAGGTCTATAATATTTTCCAATAACTTTAGTCCATTGCTCTGGAGTTTGTCTCCATCCTTGCACATGAGGTTTCATATGCGTAAAGGTAATAAAACTATTAGGATCAGTTATTTCTGTTTCGTTACCTAATATTTTACTTGCAAGAGCACAGCTAACATCCATTGAACACCATTTTTGATATTCTTCTGACGCAAATTTACCATAGAATAATTGCCAATTATTTGTAATCATTTCAACTAGATTATAAAACTCCTTAGCAACATCTCCCTTTTTAAAATAATGACAGGCACTATAAAGATTAGGAAGTTTATTAGCAATAAAAGTTTTTCTATAATAAGCAGAAGTTACTAATTCGTCTCGATATGTGCGGACATTACTTACAAAAAATAAATCTCGCTTGCCTAGTTCTTGCCACCAATGTGTAATGTCAGTTAGTATTAACATGTCTGCTTCTAAGACAATTGTTTCGTCGTAGGGACTAGCATGATATACCTTCCAACGATTCTGTATTTTCCATTGTGCATCTTTTGCACTATCGTCCCACGGAATTGGAAGTATTTGATCAAAGACATTTTTGTATTCTGTTGGAACTGTGTCGTTTGTAATTAACGAAATTTTTTGATCTTTGTTATACTTGTGAAGACTCAATGCTAAAGCATATGCCTGTTTTACATAATCAGTAGTTTCATTATTTTGTGCAAGTAAACAAAATCCTTTATTCATTTGTCAAGGCCTCATCTATTGCACGATTAAGGCTAAACTTATTCATGATATGAATATTAGTATCTTTAATGTATCCGGCGGTATAATGCCCTACCCACTCTTTTTTATCTAATAAAAATGTATAACTCTCATCTTCCATTTTTATTAATACGTCAGCGTCAGTAGTAAACCATAATTTTCCAGGTAATGCTTTAGGCCAGCTAGTACGCTGAAACCCATTTAGCATATGAATTGCTATACTAAACGTATAATCATTACGAAACAATTTAAACGGAATTTGATATATTAATCTATAGAAATGCCAATTTTCTTTAATGTGATCTAGTAATTCAAAAAAACTTTGCATAAACTCTGTTTTTTTAAAATAAAAAACAGTAGCCCAATACATATCAATACTTCTGTCACTAATTTTATTAAATTCGTGACCGTCAGGCCTATCTTGATTTAAATCTTCAACATTTCTATATATGAAAAACTCTTCGTCGGTACCAAAACAATTTAAAAGCAAATTGTTACCTATGATAAAATCAGTATCCATAACAATAGTTTCGTCAAACGGCGTTATATTGTATGCACTTGATCTATTATGATTCTTCCATTCTAGATCACGCTTGCTCATTGTACCGTCACGAAACCTTCGAGTTTGAGTGGTTGTATAAAAATCTAACGGGATTATATGTTGTATGTATTTTTCATAATACGGAAATTGACTTTTTAGATAGTCAGGATTATCTGTTGCAAGAGCTACAGGAATGCCTAAATGTTTCTTAATTTTTTTTGCACAATAGATTGCTTGTTTAATATAATCAATTGTAGAATTATTAAGAGCAAACAGTAATACTCCCCTCGTCATAAATTAACAAGTCCCTTTACTGTTCTATTTTTTTTGATTTCGTTGTACTTATTAAGGTATTCATTTGAGTTAGTAAAATAAATGTCAGTTATGTCATCTAAAAATTTTTCTAGATCAGATACTTCAACCGGAGCATCGTTGTCATCTATAAGAACAATATTAGCGTGACCTCGACTTTGCATTAAACTGCAAAAATTGATCAGTTCTCTAGTAACTGAAAATTTACCGCCATTAAGATAATGTATACAATTTTCTAAAAATTGTTCACGAATGACTCTGCGCTGATTATTCAGCGTAGTCATAAAATTTGAAAATTCAAGTGCTTTTTCTAAACGATCGTCCATTGAGACCTCCTACACACTATTATATAACAAAATGTGCAGGATGTCAATGATTATGTGAATAATTCGTCTGCTACTATTGCTACAGGAGTAGGGACTGAAACAAAACTGCCAGTGGCTCGTCTTAGATCTAACCCAATCTGTAATGTACCGTCAACTGGCTCGTCAACTCCTGGCCCTGTACCTGTTTGGTCGCCTAAATCGTTATCAGTTAATTCAATTGATATAGTAATAATGTCGCCAGTAAGGTTTCGTCGTGCATACATTGTAATGGTATTTTCAGCATAGTTTGCACTTTCCCCGCCGCCATTACGTTGAAAAATTAATTGATAACTTGTTGTTAATTGAAAATTTCCTATGCTACTATCAACAATACCATCTAGGTTAACATCAGTAACGCCGTCTCTTGCTCTTCCTGTGCCAGTCACAGTAGTCTTATTTTTACCAAGTACTACTGCTCCCATATTTTGAAGCATCACTGCCCAGTCTGACCCTTTAACTTGACTAGTACTAGTATTTGCGCCTGAAATTCTTATTTCGCCGCCTGTATTAAAAAAGTGTCTTCTATGATCTGCTCCAGTTGCTGTGACTGTAGCACCGGTAGTAGAATCAGAAACTTGATACCCGCCTTCAAAAACTATTTCAAATATACAATTTACTGTTTGTAGCTGTCCAGCGCCGCCCCATGATGCAGTACGTGTACTCGATGCAAATACCCTAGTATTTGTTAATGTATTTTGTATAGGATGAACTGTAGGAGTGACTGCATCAGATATAGTTTTTACGTTTGCAACGGCTGTAATAAAATCGTTAACTCCCATAGTAGTGTCAGAACTATTATGAGTAAATGTTATGGTTCCACCAGTATCTACCCGTGTTACACTAGTACCTGATTCATCTGCACCAATAATTCTACCGGTAGTAAGAGCACCAATACTTTGATCAGTATTTTGCTGATGTCTAGAAATTCTATTAATTTGTGTTCTAAGATTGTTCCATTCTGTAATGGCTATATCTTTTGTAGAACTTCCAGTTACTGTTGTTAAGTTAGAAATTAATTGACCGTACCCTGCTGCACCAACACCGTTGCCTAAGATATTTCTTATCTCAGAAACTAAATTATTATAGTCTGTGTTTTGTGCTACATTACCAATACTTACTGTCATAGTTTAACCTTGTTAAGCGCCGCTGGCGAGATCAACTTGATTAGAATATGATGGAGATGTAATTGATACGTAACTTCCGGTTGGACGGAGTTGTTTAACTAAACTAGTAAGTGTTCCAAAGACTGATTCGTCGTTTCCTGGATCTCCGCTATCAGCATCTAAAAATTCTATTCTAAACTGGATCGCTCTAGTACTTATTTCTTTTGCTGACACGTAGTATCTGTTTTCGGCATAAGTGCTAAGTTGTCCATTTCTTTCAAAAATTCTTTGATAAGAAGATGTTATTTGGTAATTTCCAATTGAATAAGCTGTTCCGCCACTACCTGTTTTAGTTGTAGCATTTTTGCCAAATTTAATAGTACCCATGTTTTGAAGCATGGCATTCCAATCTAAGCCTTTTGATGTTGTATCTCCAGCAATTTCAGCAGATACGTGTATTTCGCCGCCAGCGTTAAAAAATGCTCTACGCTGATCTTGGCTATTCCAAGTTACTGTAAAAGAATGTACTGGCTGACCGTTCCATGGACTATATCTAACACTTGTAATAGCTGTTTCTATTGTAACTTGTGTAGGATCTACTATTTGAGCATTTGGTTCAAGAACATTCATTAGTGAAACATAAGCGTTAAAACCTTTAGTTGGATCACCATTTACTGCGTTAGCACTAATTTTGTCGCCAGAATCTAATTCTGAAAGATTTGAGAGACTACCAGTTTGATGTACACAAATTCTATTAAGATCAGTTCTTAATAATTCCATATGTTCAGCTGTTATTAACGTCTCAGCATCAACTAAACTACTAACTAATGACTGTCCGTATCCAGATTGATCAAAGCCTTGCCCCAATATGTTGGCAACCCTACTTTGTAAGGTATTATAATTTGCTGCTGTAATCTTTGAGCCGACTGTTACTGACATGTTATTTCCTATTAAATACTACTATATTTATAATACTAGTACACACTCGATTAATTTTTCATTTTCTAAAGAATTACTTTCTAATGCTACACCAATTTTATAAGGGCCTGATAATGATCCTACGCCGTGGTCTCCTGCATATATTATATCACCCTTTTTAACAGCGCCTATAATTCTTACTGGAACTCTGCCTTTTAGAGCAATGGCTTGACCATCAGCTTCGGCATTCATTGTAAATGCTGGCGCTGTTGACACAACACCTACAGGAAAGCCAGTGCTTTGACATGCTTCTAACTCATGATCTGGATGTTCACATACCATCATAATAGTTCCTGGAATATGTTCTTGATCAGTTGTATATTTTTCTGCTAAGTCAGCATATCGTGCTTCAGCTGCAACTCCTTGAAATACATTTGCAAAAATATCTCCATCATTATTTCTAATAGCAACAGTGTTAGGTGTTGCTGTTAATGAACCAAGTCTATTTTCGCCTGCTACTACAAGAGCACTAGCACGTTGAGCTAAACCTGTAAATGTGTCTGCATATATGTTTAGCCAAGGATAATCAGCTGTACCAATTGTTGAACCTAATCTAGTTGGATTTGGAGTAAATTCAGTACCTGCAACAAATCCTGGTATAATATTATCAGCAAATATACGCATTGGATTTTTGATGTTGCCTAAAAGATCCTTTGCTTTAAAAACAATTTGATTACCAACTTCGTTTGCAATTATAGCATTAGTAGTTGTTGATTCAACACTGATTCTAAAATCTCCAGAATCACCTACTAATATACCTGCATCTCTAAAAGATGCTAAAGAGTTAAATGTTGGATTGTCAGATCGAACATAATTAGCCGCAGGTTGACCACCTAATTTTTCAGTGTTAGATGCAGTTCCCCAGAATCTCCAATCGCCTGATGTAACTCCGCCTGAGCTATTTAACGTATTCTTTAATGTAATACCTTGTTTGATTCTGTCAAATCCAGAAATGTTACTAGCAACATCACTAGTGTCAATAGTAAAATCTTGATTGCTTATGACAAAAATAACTTCATCATTAACAACTGCTGTAATAATGCCTCTTGATCCACCACCGGTATCTCTAACTGTACGACTTACAATCTGTGTTTGTCCTGATCCTGCACTTTGTGGTCCAATAAGTACAAAATCAATACCGTTGTATGTATACAACTGTTCATTAGCTGTATCCCACCAAAAATCGCCTCGCTTTAGACCGGTTGGAACATTACTACTTACTTCAGCACCGCCTGTGGTTCTCCACTGGAATCCGTCATAAAATTTAAGTTTGCTATTTGCACTGTCAAACCAAAGCTGTCCGCTTACTGCTCTAGGAGGCGCATTTGTTCCTGAAAAGTTTTCAAGTAAAAATACAAAGTTTTCGTTTTGTATTTCACCGTAACCTGCATAATTCTTACCTACTAATTTTAAGTCGGTGCTTTGATCAATAGTACCGTCTTCAATTACGGTTAGTTGACCTTTATTATATCTATCAATTGTATATGCCATTATGTTTAACCCCTAAAGCGATGTAGTATTTATCCATTATAGTGGGTTTGTACGAACCCATTGCCAAACTCCGCTGTTTACTGTAAATTCCATAGTTGCTCTGCTTGGACTTAGATTTGCAATACCCGAAACTGTAGCAAAGTTAATATCCTGCAATACGCTTTCTAGCTGTGGAGTAGTACTGTCATCAGGATCTATATAGACTGAAACATAAGATTTATTAGATGCTGCTGTAACATCGATCCCTGAAACTGTTGTTCCTGTATAAGAAATACAATAAACTCTAGCAATTGTTCCTGGTTGTTTTTCTATTGCAGGATACATAAAATTGAGAATCCCAATAACATCATTATAAGGACCATCTGATGCAAAAGATGCATTAGGATTTGATAACCCTGTTAAGTCTAAACTCATTACAAGAGGTTCTGATGCAACTGTTTGATCTACATAGCGTTTATTTGCTACGTCAAAGTTAGTAGTTGGATCTAACACTCCTGTAATATTTTGATTGTTTATGACTATTGTGCCCGTTGACGAAATTCCTAGTGGGCCCGATACTACCATATTAGAACCGTTAAAATTAAAATTGTCAACATTTAATTCTACTAAAGTACCAATACTAATTAATCCTTCAGCATATAAAATGCTATCATCTAATCTGTTTGTTGATAATTTAGTAACATTACCTATTTTATAAGATTTTCCGGCTACTAAATTAAGATCTTCACTAAATGTCCAAGCGCCAGTCTCATATTCCCAAGTTAATGTTTTACTATCACCTTGCATTCTTACAATAATTCCAGCGCCGTCGGCTGCTTCAGGAGTAAGTAATGTGCTGTCAGATGTAGAAGCTAGTTCAATTGTTTTATCTTCAATTCTTAAATTAGATACATCTAAAAATAAAGTTTCACCTTTAACTGTAAAATTACCTTCAACTTCAAGATCTCCAGTAATTCTAGTGCTTCCGTTTATGTCAAGATCAGTTGACGGAGTTACTGTCCAAATGCCGGCACGTTTATTTGTAGCATCAATATATAACGCATTATCAAAAGAGTTTCCTCGACGTGTTCTAATTGTAAAATCTTTATTAGATCGTTGAGTTTCAATAGTGCTTATTTCGCTTGCAATTTTTAAAACAAGAAATTCTGTATCACTAACACCAATACTTAAACCACCACTATTTCTAATTTTAATATTACCAGTAGTTGTAGTATTTCTGTCTGTTTTCATGAAGTTGGCTTCAGTAAATTCTTCGCCAGCATCACTGATTAGAGATCGTGTACTCTGTGATGTTCCTCTAAACCAAAAATCTAAATTTACAGGATTAAGACCCTGTTTAACAATTTGTCGTCGAGGTGTACTTAGGTCATCCGGGTTTAATGGATATCCAACAATATTGATTAGAGGAACAAATGTAGTTCTAGATATGATTCCAGTTAATTGGCCAGCAACATACATGAATAATACTGTTTGGTCTTGACTATTTCTATCTAAAATAGTAACTGCTTCAAATCCTGTTCTTCCCTGTGCTGCGTCATAATTAGGGCCTACTAATACTAGATCCGAACCATCGAAAAAATACAACTTGTTATTTTCACTATCAATCCATAAGTCACCAACTACTAGATTAGGTCTTACATTACTTACTACTGGTCCGCCTGCAGCCTTAAATGTTTCTCCGTTGTAAATCTTTAGTCGTTCTTCTGCGGTATCATACCACAGTTGTCCAGTTAAAGGCTTGCCTGGAGCACTTGTCTTTGCAAAATTTTCAAGAAGCTTAATATAGTTTTCGTTTAAAAATTCACCAAAGCCTTTATAATTTCTTCCTACTAAAACTATATCCGTTGAAGTAGCATCAATTTGTCCGTCTACTAACTCTATTAGTAGTTCGCCGTTGGTTTTATTAAGTCTGTAACTCATTATGCTCTTCCTGTATAAATGATATAATTTAGTGTTATAGTTGGAGGCATAACATTGAACGGTTCTCCTAACCCTACACTAGAAATAACGCCGCCGCTGTTTGAAAGAGCCTGACCTAACCCTGTGCCAGTAGGAGCATCATATATCTGAACATTATCGTCAGTAGGTGTGCCTAATACGTCTGCGATAGCATAAAATTGCTGACGTGTGCTGTCTCGTAAATCATGCTTATGTTCTGGTAGGTTTGCAAGTGTAATTGGTTTAGTTTCTGTTCCATCAAACGTACCAATGTTATCTGCAGATTCAGCAACAATAATATTAGCACTTGCGCCGCCCATATTATCAGCGCCTAAAGGTAATCTACCTCTAAGATCTGGGATTTTAAAAAAGCCTGGAGTAACTGAACTTCTACTACCAAATTTAAATCCAATTACTGCAAATAATTCTTTAAATGATTCTTGTTCATACTCTTTGCCATCGCACAATAACCAACCAACCGGTGCTGCATCTCCTGCGTACGGCACTAGTACGCCTGGTGGATTGACAGGAACCGACTTTAAAAGATTTTCTCTAGTTATTTTCTTTAAACCAATATCCCCTGATACAGAGTTAATAATTAATTCATCTTTGCTGTCTGACTCTGTTATTGCAGTTTTATCGGCAATGAATGTATTTGATATTTCTGTTCTTAAAACTTTACGTAACGGCAACTCGCCAGCCGGTACTCCTGTACCGTTATTAAATGTTGGGTCTTGGAACTGCCCGTCAAACACTACATCAACAACTGATTCAACGTCTCCTCTAATAGCAAACGTTGTTCTAGAAGTTAATCTGTCTGAAGATGTAGAACGTCCAGTAATTGTACCACTAACGTTACCTACTAAATTTCCTGTAAATGTTGAAGCATAAATATTTCTATATTTAAATGCCGGTGATCCAATATCTCTTATGTTATTATCGTCTGGGGATATTTGCGCTGATGTTAATGTTCCAGATATTCTACTGTTGCCACCAACATTTAAATTTTTAGCAATACCAGTACCACCTTTAATTATTACAGCACCGTTGTTAAACACTGTTGATTCTGTAGTGCCATTAACTAATAACGATCCACTATTTTGAATATCACCAGTAACATCTAATTCTTTTTCTGGCGCTTCGTTATTAATACCAACACGTAACGCACTATCTAATCGCATCAACGTTCGAGTAACATCGTTATTTCTTACACGAATGTCAATGTTTGCGCCACCAATATTTTGTTGTATAATGCCGGCGTTACCTTCAACACCTACAGTTAATTCTGCATTAATACCAACACTTAAACCTTGATTATTTTGTACGTTTAAAGGAAAACTTGTAGTACTGGTGCTATCGCCTCTTAAAAAGTTTGCTGCTGATATACTTTCGTTTGCTACAATTAAATTTTCAGCTTTTTCCGCAGTACCGTAAAATTTAAAATTGCTTTGACCGTCATTATCAGTATCTTTATTAATTAAATTTACACCAGGATTAATAGTTGCAAATCCTGCAACAGTTGCTTTTGGACTAAACGGTATATTATTAGAAATGATTGCTATAATTTCAGATCCAACTTCAATCTGTAATACATTATAGGATACGTTATCAGAACCTAAAATCTGTGCAGGAGTTGCTCCTGTTGAAAGACCTTGTGAAAAACTAGGACCTACTAAAATCCAACCACCGCCTGTAAATAGATATAATTGTTGATTGTCTGTATCAACCCATAAATCACCAATCTGTGCAATTGCTGGAGTATTGATCTGTTTAATAATACCTGATGCAGGTACCCAATTAGTTCCGTCATATACTTTTAATGTTTCGGTTCCTAAGGTATTATCATACCATAACTGCCCTTCCGAAGGATTGTTAGGTTCTGTTGAATTTGCAAAATTTTCTAAAAGATGTAAAAAACTTTCTGCAATAACTGCACCATAAGCAGTTGTATTTCTTCCAGGGATACCTATACTAGTTTCTGTATTAACAGTACCGTCTTCAACTACAATAGTACCTTTATTAGCAACGTCTGTATATGAAATTGTATAGCTCATGATTATACCTCGTTAAAACCAGTTAAGCTCTGAACACGGACTGTATAATCAATTTGAATTAGTCTGTTTAAACTTTTTTGTATAGGGTGAAAAATTACATGTGTTAATAGTCGTCCTGAACCTGTAGGATTAAATGCTTTAAGACCAAGTTCGTCAAAAACATATAAACTCTTAACATCTGTTGCTGTATCAAACGCTTCTTGTCCGTTTGGCTCGCCATAATCTAATAAACAAGTAACTAGAATATCTGTATAATTTGTTCCGCTTACATGACGAGTTTCAATCTTATTTCTTACAGGATCAATATTGTTTACACTTCTGTCATCAACAACTTTAGTAAATGTTTGGTTATATAAACTTGCATTAGCACCGGTTGAGTTAGGTGTTAGATACGTAATAATCCCTGTTGGGTCTATACTAGTACCTCCATTGCCAAAACTCATTTCATAAATCCAACCCTGTCCAGCATTTGCTAAACTTTCTGCTAAAGAAATACTCATATTTTCGTAATGTATAGCATTACGCTTATTGATGAGTACTTCTCCACTAATCGGATCGTGAATTTTTATGTGACCTTGGAGTAAAATTCCGTTATTTTCTTTAAAGTTATCTGTCATGTTTATGTCCTGTACATGTATTTATCGCGGTAAATCAATAGTTTTCTCGCGTAAGAAAGTGGCTATTTCTGTAGAACTTTGTCTCAATGAGACCCCTGGTTCATTCCATAATAATCCTGTACGTTTCTGTACAACGATTTTAGTTCCTGGTGCAGGCGGAGTAGTAAATCGCACATAAGTACCTAATACTCTATTAACAGCGTATTCTGCTTCTAATGTAATATCGCCCGTTGGACTATCTTGTCCTACTGTAGAATCCCATATTGTTAATGGATTCTTACGTAGTCTACGACCACTAATGAATATATCAATGTCCATGCCTTCCCAATATTCATATGGTATACTGCTATAGTCGTAAACTGTGCCTGTTCCTGTACCGGTCGCTGTTGCTCTAAAGTCGTATCCTACTACGCTTGCGCCGCCTACATTACTCCATCTTGTATTGCCTATTTTGCTAACTGTATAGTATCTGCCAGGTATAATACTTGAAACATTTATTTCTCTAAGTTCTTTATACCAACCAGTTTCTGTTCTTGGGTTAGGTAACGGAGCAAATGGCAATAATAATTGTACATATTTAATTGCTTTTGGTACCACTAAACTTGTAGCAGGAATTAAGAAAGGATCTGTTTCAGTTGGATTTACAATTACTAGATCGTATGCTCCTACTGACATTGCAGGCAATCGGAAACGAATTTCTGTATCGTTAATATATTCTGTTATTAGTTCAACATTTGTTTGAGTATTTTCATCTGCAAGTGTTCCTTGCATAATAACTTTTACAACTGGTCTAAATCCGCTACCTTTTATAACACACTTTTGACGGAGACCTAGACCTAAATTATCAAGTTCTTCGTATCCTAAAGGAAATGCCGTGTTATTATTAGCTGTATATGTTATACTGTTTACACTTATTGCACCTATATTGTTGTAGTCAACACTCATATCCTTATAGTTGCCTGAGAACGCTTCAAATGTTACTACTTCATCCTTATAAGGAATATTAGAATCTATGCTTTGATCATAAACCCTGTCTCCTAGACTATGAACTGTTTTAACTCCAGTACCTAACGTACCTCTGCGTAGTTGTTTTAATACATTTCCCTCTCTGCGGAAATATTCAATACGTTCTCCGTTAATAAAAATTACACCAGGTATACGACTACGTACCGCAGGAGTTGGTAGACCTTCAGCATTGTCAAGAGTAATTATTTTATCATAATATTGTAAAGGTTCTGCTAATGTATATCGAGCATCATTACCTAATCTCTTATAGTGATATCTGTTTAGCATATCCTTAAATATTCTCCAACCGTATTTGTTTGATACAGGCGGATTACTAAAATGTATAATATCAACTACATCATTATCATTAAGTGGTGTAATCATCTTAATGTAACGTTTATTTTCTAATAAGATGTAATCAGCTGTAGGAGTTAATAAGGTACCATTTACAGATACCCATATATATGCTACATCTACTGCTTGCTCACGTAACTGAATTAGTCCATTTTTAAGTGTTCTGTATTCATGATAACCGTCTGACGCTTCACTCATTTGTGTACGTTCAATTACATCAAATTTTTGTCTTTCGATGCCTTGACTGTCGTGATTACTAAATTGATATACACGAATTTTAGTGCCTGCAGGGTAAGTATCATCAAAATAAATTGTATCAGGCGTTCCTACAAACGTGTCACTTGAATCTTCACCTATTTCAAAATACCCAAATCTATACTCGCCGTCAGCTATTAAATGCACACGCAATGTGTCGCCTGGAACTCCAACACCGCTATTTAAAATAACTGTACTACCCTCTTGTGCATCAGGACTAATAGCAGGATTAAAAGATCCTGCACCTTCATAAGTCCACTCTTGTAAAAGACTTAGTTTTCTATTGTTTAAGTAAACATCAATCTTATCACCTGTTATTGAACCTACAGGCACTTGCCATTTTTTCAATTGATACTGTCTAGAGGTAGTGACATCAAATCGTTGAACGTAACCAGCATTTAGAACTTTGTCGTTTACAGTTACAAGGGTATAAAATTGTACTGGTTCTTGATTAAACGGTGCTTGACTAATTTGATATGACGTTGAACTGCCGTCGGCAATAAAATCGTCTACTGTTACTTGACTAAACGTAATTGCTGAACTTTCAAACAGTGCAAACTGTATTTTAGTTCCAGCTAACGGTGGCTGTACAAATTTAATTACAACGTTATTAGCTACAGCGTAACTGTCATCTGATTCAAATAATTCAAAAGGTTTTACTTCACCGTTTACAGTTACATATCCGTTAATGTTATCTGTCCATCTTACATTTGTTAAGAATTCAGCCACAGAACCGTTGGCTGTAAACTCATCATAGTCCAGTATATTATCACCAGATAGTCCCATAGCTAATAAATGTATCTCAGAACCGGCAGTAGGTGCTTGATAAAATACAACACTCTTTTTGTTCCAATCGATTCTAAAATCAGATTGCTGTGTCAAAATTTCATAGTCTACTTTAACTAACATAGAACTAAACGAGAAAGGCAATCCTTGCATAAAAAATTCTTTTGTCACACCATCGCCTCGATGATTA